CCTTTGCGCGGTTATCTCGCAATCATGTTTTATCCGGGAGCGAATTATTACGTTGTGGAAGATGTTCACTTCGAGCACCTTCTCAAATGTGAGCTTGAACTTCGTGATCTGCGGCAGCAGATAGACGAGGGTTATCGTAAGGTCGAGGCAGCGCACGAAGAAGCCTGCCGTGAAATGGCTGCGCAGAAAGTAACTCTGGGTCGAGTTCGAGCGCGCCAAACTGATAGAGTTGTAACGAACTAATTGCGCTGTAACATAGCGTATCGGTGGGCGTCTTGCTATAATGTGACGTATGAATGTTGCTGAGATGGATGAAGCTCCGCCGCTGAACGCGTATAAGTTCGCCACGCTTCGCTCACTGCGCGCCTGCCTGCGATCGTTTTCGTCGCTTAGTTCGCTTACTAATAGCGGCGACTTTGAATCGGCCACGATCTTGTTTGATCTGGCCGGGGCTATCAATGATCCGTTACAGCGCACGATGGTGTTGACGCCTCGACAGAAGCAGGCTATCACGCTTCATCTCATTCAAGACAAACATGTCTCGGATGTATCACGGGAGATGGGCGTTACCGAGCGCGTCGTGTACCTCTTGGTGAACACCGGGTTACGTCGCCTCTTGTCGTTTCTGCAGGTCGGTGTGCTGCCGCAGTTCAGCGGGTGGAAACAGTGGGAACAGTGGCAAATCGATTACGTTCGGCATAATGCTGGGAAGTCACGTAAGGAGATTGGTGAACGTGTTGGGCGGTCGGAAGATGCTGTTCGGGTTCTCATCTGTCGCTTGCGTAAAGGAGGCGAGCGACTTGAAACTGGAAGCCGACGCAATCTTGGCTGCAGACCGGCGCTTGAACGGCAATCGGCTTGATCATCCGTTTCTCAATGAAGATCAGTTACGGACACGGCACATCAGAGAGTATTCGTGGGAACCGCGCGTACTCGATGAAACCCTAAGCGGGAAACGTTTATGAGAGAACCGATGGATGCGGCACAGATCAGCATCTATGAAATGTTCGTGGAGTTGGGTGACAAGCGTAACATTCCGAAGCTGTATGCGCTTTGTAACGAACAGAACTTGGGCGTAACGAGGCGTCAGCTTGAACGTTGGTGCCTCATCTACCGTTGGCGAGAGCAAGCGAAGAAGAGCACGGCGACGATCGCACGCAAGACCGAAGAGGTGTTGCTTGAAGATAGCATCAGCCGCGCGCGTAAGCTTATCTCAGGATTGCGATCGATTCAAGATCGATTCATTGTTCGTGTTGCCATTGATCCGCTTGATCCGAAATTGACTGATGAGCAGCGGCAGCGTGCGATTGATCCTGACTTCCGCGACTTTCAAGAAGCGGTCAAGCTTGAACGCTTGATCCTCGGCGATCCAACGGAGCGACGTGAGGATGTTACTACATCTCGTCTTGTGGTCGAACTTGGAGAATCCGAATTGTTGGCTGCGGCGCGCTCGATCGCGGCGAAACGATACGGGCTGCCAACGGAAGAAGATATTAAAGCTATCAAAGACCGCGCGGAAGTGCCGATCGAGCAAGCTGTGGATGCGTGAACGTTCATGTTGAGATTGCGTTCGTCTGCGGTGTCATTGTTGGCATTGTTTTAACGCTTGTCAAACTTGTTTACGGTGAGCAATTGCCGAGAGGTGCTCCGAATATTCCGGTTCCCGAATGGGTGCCGACTACTAACGAACCGCATTCTGTCGTTCCACCGCCGCCGACACGTCAAAGTACACAAGTCACGCTACATGAAGGTACAACGCCGCCGCCGTCAACACCGCCTGCTACACCACGTTACGACAGATTGCAGGATAAGTGAACGGTTTAGAACTGTCGGGACAACTCATTGACAAAACGCAATTCGGCTATGCGTTAGAATATGTCTATCTTGACGGCAAACCATTTGATTTCGAGGGACATAACTACCTCTTAGATATGTACGGCGATACTCACCCTTATCAGGTCGTTGAGAAAGCGGCGCAGATGGGGGCGAGTGTTATCGGCATGATCAAGTCGTTCTTCGTTTGTGACAAGCTAGGTAAGAATGTCATCTATTTCTTCCCGACCGACGAGGACGTTCGCGAGTTCAGCAAATCGCGAGTTGCACCAATCATTCGCGACTCTCCTCATATACGCGCTATTGTGGATGATGTCGATTCAGTCTCACTGCGGCAAGTAGGGCGTGGCTTTCTGTACTTCCGTGGTATGCGATCGAAAATAAGGATGAAGTCGGTTCCGGCCGATATGCTAGTATTTGACGAACTCGATGAAGTCTCGATCGATCAGTTCGAGCTTGCCGATCAACGCTTGAATCACTCGACGTTGAAATGGCGCTACATGCTATCAACGCCGACGTTCGATAACTACGGCATTGATTATGAGTTCCAAAAGTCTGACCGGCGCTATTGGAATCTCATTTGCAAGAAGTGCAGCACGTACAACATTATGGAGAAGCAGTGGCCGGAATGCGTGCGGCGAGATGATGAGATTATCGCATACCTGATCTGCCGGAAGTGCAAAGCGATCCTTGATTCACAGTTTGGGCAATGGGTAGCTGAAGCACCGAACGTGCAGCGCATTCGCGGTTATCACCTGTGTGGACTCTATTCCGTGTACGCCGATCTGCCGGGGTGGTTGGACAACTACAACTCGGGGCGCAAGCGTGAGGAGTTCATGCGCTCGAAGCTGGGCCTGCCGTGGGTAAGCGCTGATCAGCGGGTGACGGAAGATGTCGTTCTGCGATGCGTCGATGGGCATGAGATTGGCCCAGCTATTCCCCATAGTTACATGGGCGTAGACCAAAAAGGTGACGGCCTACACGTCGTCATTCGCGGGCGTGATAAGATCACGAAGCGTCCAAAGATCATCTTCATCGGGATTGTGAAGATGTTTCATGAGCTTGATCCACTGATGCGGATTTACGATGTCGATCTGTGCGTCATCGACGGTACGCCGAACCAGCATAGTGCTCGTGAGTTCAGCTTACGTTTCCCTGGGCGCGTGCATCTTTGTTATTACGTTGAGACGCAGAAGGGCACATATAAGTGGACTGAGCCTCGCGCGTTTGCAGATACCGATACACCAGGCGATTATCAAGTGCTTGTGAATCGCACCGAAGCACTCGATGATATGTTTGAGGAAATAACTCATCGCGAGATTTCACTGCCCAAGATCAATGATGATGTAACGAATGCATTCGTGCGGCAACTCTGCAATCTCGCACGCATCAATGAGATTGATGACGACGGCGGCGTAAAACAAGCAGTTTGGAAACGGCTAGGCGAGGATCACTTCGCTCACGCTAACTCATACAGCGGTATTGCGCAGGCCAAGTTTGATAGTGGACCCGCGCAAGCAGTTGTGGTCAATTCACCGATGATGTCTGCGATACGTTACTCGCGCAACTACGAACAAAACAGTAGGTACTGAGTTGTGAAAACCTTACCGGAACATATCGCTGACGTTATCGGATGGCTTGGACTTGCACCGCTGCCGTACAATGCCTCTGAAGTCCTTTCTGCGCCTGCAGTCGTTGTGCCGCCGGAGAAGGCATCGCTTCGCAATTCATCGTTCGTTCAAGAACCGAAACAATACGATGGCGATGCAGAGTTCATTGAAGCAGCGAAACCGCAGCTTACGCTCTTTGATCTGTCGAAGGATACTGACCATCTCGGCAATCGGTATGAGGTCAGTGCAACGCTGTATGAGGCGGCGAGTGATGGGCAGTCGTATCGGTTGCGCCGTGTTGAAGGGCGTGAAGCTCTCCGTGAGGCGGTGTCACACGCTTCAGAACGATGGGAGCAACTTGCCAACCCTACTCTCAACCCCCGGCACATGCGCGAAGCATCGACGCTCGATCGCAATCGCATCATCGAGGCAGCAGCAAATCAGGTGCGACATCGTTTAACTGAAAGCGCACTCGGCAGCGGTTTCGAGTACGGTGACGGCTATGGTTCGCAAGATCAGTCGTTTGCAATGCGTGATCGGTATGGTGACGGTCATGATTCTAGCGCCGAGTATATTCCGCTGATGGGTGGGCCGTACTCGAAGCAGCTTTACCTATATCAGTATTTGGATATGCACCGCAAGGCGTTCGAGGCGTACAATCACAATCCGCTTGCACATCAATTGATCGAGATGCAAACCGCGTTTGTGCTTGGTCGCGGTATCGATCACCAATCATCGAACAATGATGTTGATGCGGTGTGGCGCGAGTTCTGCGAACGGACGAACTTCTATCAAGACTTGGAGAACATCGCAAACGATTTGTGGTGGCAGGGCGAGTTGATGTTGGAGTTCTATGATGATGATCCAAAGAAAGGCTTGACCGATTACCGCATGATCGACCCGTCAACTATCTGGGAGATAGTGACGGACGCGGAAGATATGCAGAAACTGTTCTACTATCATCAACAGTACAGCACCCCAATGCAGCAATATGTTACCAACAACATTCAGACGACGAAATACATCATTCGACAGATTCCTGCCGGTGATGTACTGCATGTGAAACTGAACGTGTCGAAGTATGAGAAGCGTGGGCGTACTGATCTGTTCAGCGTTCTTGGTTGGTTGAAGCGGCTCAAAGACTTGATGAACGCGCGGGTGATCAAGGGACAACTTGAAGCTGCGTTCGTGTTCGACATCGAGATAAACGCAGGTGATGCACAGGTCGCACAGGCAACGATGCAACTGCCTGATGCATTCAAGCCGGGTAGCAATTGGGTTCACAACAAGAACGCGCAGATGAAGCCTGTTGCTAGCGGCATCCGTGCCAACGAATCGCAGCCTGACGTGAATGCGCTCTTGAACTTGATCGCGGTCGGTTTCGGTATTCCGAAAGAGTTCATCGGCGAGGCGGGTAAAGGTGCGCGTGCCGGTGCTCTTGTTGCTACCGAACCCGGTACGAAGCGTTTCGAGAAGCGTCAGCGGTTGGTCGAATACATCGCGCAGCAGATATGCGATCGTGTACTGAACAATGCGGCGAAGGCGGGGAAACTCGATCTTGACGAAGTGCTCAAAGATGCGCGCAGTGTGCAGCGGCTTGGAAAGCTCGATCAGAACATGCCGACGCGCAGCGATGTGTCGGACGAGATGCAAAAGAAGAACGATGATTTCGCTGACGAGCAGAAGCAACAGCAGCAAGATCAAATCGATACGCAGACGGCGATGATGAAAACGCAGGGCAAGCAACAGCACGAGCTTGCACTGAATGATCAAAAGAACCAGCATCGTCAGGCGTTGGCATCGATGAAGTCCAACACCTCGAAGGTCGTCCACACAATCAACGAGCGGCGGTCAACGAGTGGCCCAGTTCAAGAATCAACACGGTTGCGGGTAGTCGAAGCCAAGTCAGATTCGGACACCAAGAACACAGCAAAGCTTTCAGAAGATCAAACGGCACGCATCGCAGCGATCAAAGAGTCAGGCAAGCTATCCGCTGAGTTCATCGAGTTCATCTTCCCCTCGATCGCGCAAGAAGATCGCAGTGCGAAGCTCAAAGACTTGGCATTGGCCGAGGCGATGCAATGGTTGCCCAAGTCCGTGTCGGCGACGATGGCGGCGAAGGAACTCAATATCACCACCTACAGCTTTGAGGAAAGCTGGGCGCAGATCGTTGAGGAGGCCGAGTACGGGTTCTCGATGGCTCATGTGTACGCGCAGGACAATCAGCACACCCCGGCGACCGCGCAGGCCCAAGACGTGCAAGAGGAGGAGCAGGCGAAGCAGCCGATCGCGCCTCAGAATCAGATGACCAACGTTCCCGTCCCCCCGGCGGTCGCTGGCGACAAGCTGATGCCCGCGCTACCTCCTGGCGGGGGCGGGAAGGGTCCTGGCAGCGTACCGCCTGGGCAGCAGCCGAACAGCGGGGCGACGAAGGTCAATAAGCACAGCGGCCCCAACCCGAACGATACCGACCCTACGGCCAAACCACACGGCTACAGTGCAGCGGCGAACCATCCGATGACCGGCGCAGGCGCGGGCAAGATACGTCAAGCGGCGGGGCGTGAAGCGATAGTTCGTAAGAAAGCAATCTACGATCAGTTGCTACGTGAGGCTGTTGGCCCTGCTATGGAACTGCGGACCAAGATCGCACAAACGATTCTCGCTGACACCAAGAGCGTTGAGGAACTCCTCGAACAGTTCAAAGAGTCTGCATCCGAGTGACCGATTCCATCAAGCATGCGCGTGCGGTAAAACGTCTTGCGCGTGCAGTAGAGTTACGCGAAGCGCAGACACAGACGATTACTGAGATATTGCAGGCGGTGCATCACGATCACATTATTGCCGTTGAGTCGATGATCGTTCGTTATCGCGCCGATTTGTTATCCGCGTTGTGGCACAAACGTACAGAGATTATCGGTGCAGCGGAGAATCATCCTGCGCTCGCGGTCGTATTGAACAGTCTCACCTTCAGTTTTCAACTGTTGGCGCGTGAATATGTTCCGCTTGCATGTAATCTTGGTGTTGAACGCGCACTGCATGATCTTCAAGTGCGTGGATGGTTGCGTCATATCATCGGTAAGCCGGTAGCGAAAGTATCGGTCGTTGATTCGATCTTGATGGAGAATCTCGGCTATCTTCGCGATTCGCTGCTTCCAGCAATGCATCGCGAGTTGTTTGATGACGAATCAGCAGATGTAAAGCTTGATTCAATGAAAGCACGTATTGGATCATACGCGCATTATCTCTGGAAAGCCGCAGAACGCAGCTACGTTGTTACATTGCGAGAGTTCTTTATGAAAGTCAAAATGAATACAAAGCCAAAGCTGAAGCTTGCAGAAAGCACCGATGATCCGAGTAAGTTGAAGTTGACGGAAAGCCATGTGTCAACATTGAAGCTCGTTGAAGGCGGTTACGGCAGTGGCTTTTGGGGGCATCCTGGTCGTCCTGGGATGCGTGGTGGAAGTTCTAAAGGTCCTGGTCGCGCGCGTGCAATCTTCATCATGGGCGGCGGTGGAAGCGGAAAAGGCTCTACGACAAAGAGTTATGTGAAACGCTACGGTATTCAAGAAAAAGATGTGATTGATTCGGACGCGATTAAGAAAGAGATTCCCACATTTGCAAATAAGGTTGATGAACACGGGCTTTATGGTCCGAGTGGACCGAAGTCATTAGCTGAGTTTGCGAAGTATACGCCAGATGTGCAAGCTCGCACCGAAGCATGGGTGAAAGCGAATACAGAGTTCAAGAGCGTAGCCGATTTCGCAAAGGCAGTTGATATTAGCGGCGGCATGACACATGAATTGTCGTCGTATGTAGCAAAGTCGAGATTAGCGGACGCGTTGAACGACGGTAAACGATCGTTCATTTATGATTCTGTCGGAAACAAGAATTATGTGCAGTCGTATAAGGATGCTGAAGGCGACACACATCCATCATGGTCCGATCAAGCGATGGCAAAGGGCCTAGCTGTCACAATCCATCATGTGTACGCGCCGCGCGAGGTCGCGCTCAAGCGGAACGACGGGCGTGATCGTACGGTACCGGAGAAGCAATTGCTAGGTACCCACGACAAGGCCGACCTGATCGCGCCGATCATCCGCGCGGGGGTGAAAGCGGCCCAGGCACAGGGTAAACCGATCACCTTCCGCCATACGAATGCCTTCACGATCAAGAATCTCCGTGAAGCTCGTGCCCTTGGGTACACCCGCATAGGGCACAAGGGTACTCCTTCTCCGTGACTTCGGGGTGTGCAACCATGATGGTGTCGTTTGTGTCATAGGGAGCGGAGGGACTTCCTCCACGACTGAAAAGGCTACAAATGACTACCAAAACACTTCCCCGGTTCGCGCAGCTTGCGCAAGAGCTATTCGATGCGATCGAGCCCGCAACGCGTTCAAACACTGACGAGAAGTACCTACGTCTCAAAGACGGTTCGCCGGAGTGGATGAAGTCAGCCATCCGTTATGCACACGACGATGCACAAATGCTGCCGGACGATCTTCGCTACGAATACATCAACGACGCGGCGGAGATGTTGGCCCAGTGTGAAGATGAAGATGCGGTCAACGATCTTGAGTTCGAGGCAGACATCTGTCACCATGAATTGTTCGCATGGTTAGCTTCACACGGCACGCGTTATAGTTACGTTGATGAAGAGGTCGAAGAGAACGGTCACTCTAGCGACGGTCTGATCGGCGATCTGCAGGCGGGTCAAGTGCGTGAGAAACAGGAAGTGTTGCAGCAGTTGTTTCACGCACTGCAAACGCAAGCGGAGAACGAACCCAATGCCAATGACGAAGGCGGAGAGTAAGGCGAAGCAGCGCGAATACTGGGTGAAGGAACGAGGCTACTGCAAGGACTGCATGCAGCGGCCCCATCTTCCCGAACGAACGCGTTGCAAGCAATGCACCGATGATGAAGTTATCCGACAAAGAAAGAGACGAGCGAAATGAGCATACCGGAGAAGTACGACAAGAAAGCAGCAGCGTGGAAACCAACGTTACCACCCGATGAGCCATCTGAGTGGGAGAAAGAGCTTGAAGCAGATGCTAAAGCTGGTTTGATCACTACGACCGAGATGGGACCGGACGGCAACATGCACGCGATAGACTTTGCCAACGGCGATTATGACTAAGCTGCGTCTCGTATCGAGCGCAAAGCTAAAGTTAGTCGAAGGTTCACCTGATCAACCGCGTGACGATCACGGACGTTGGACAAGCGAAGGTGGCAACGCAAAGGCGATTGCTGATGCCACTTTCCGCAGTGGCGCAGGTGGTTCGTTTTCAACACATGGTCAGAAGCGTCCGACAACTGGTTACATGGTGGCAGAGAAAGATCACGAACGCATTGTTGATGCACACACGCGCGATGCAGTTCGTGATGCTGTGGCGAAGTATCGTGCTGATTACAAAGCACCGCTAACGCGCGATCAAGTGTTCTTGGGAACATGGCTTGAACACGGTAAGCTCTACCTCGATAATTCACATAACATCCAAGACCGCAAAGCTGCGTTTGCATTCTCTGATGCGCATAACCAGTTTGCGGTCTATAACTTAGGAATTATGAAAGCTGAAAACACACGACAAGACGGTAAGCGGCCTAGTGAATCGAGCGCGCCGCTGACGGAAGCTGAGCAACCGCCGCAAGCGCATAAGCTGTTCTTCTCTGACGATATGAGCGATGATGAGATAGCTGATGCGATATGGGCAACACGGGATAAAGGCGGCGATAAGTAGTATACTGCGGTGAATGAATGACACCGTAACCGCCTATTTCGTGGGACCGGACGATGCCTCCACATGCGACACAGGGGGGCCGGATGATGAAGGGTGCGATGGCGCTGTAAACGGTAATCCGTACACGCTAGACACCGTTCCAGAACCCGGCTCTTTTGCTTGTACGTCACGTTGCAGGCACATGGTTCAAGTTCACGGCGATGCGCCTGACGGCGTTGAAACGATGGATTACACCGGAGACATTGGCTTCGGTGCCGCTGGAGATGCAGCAAATGAAACCGGCGCAGAACGTCTTGATGCGGCGGGAGTAAAGCTCGATGATTTGACACCTGACGAACTCGCAATCGTTGATATGTCAAATGGTGAGATTGCACAATATCTCAAAGATAACAATCTCGACATCAGCGACGTTGATTCAGTGCTAACGTCTGACGATCAAGACGCTGTGCGCGCCGAGATGAATGCGCTTGGTTACAGGCCAAGTTCTGGTGACGACTTTAGTGCAATGGTGTCGAATGGTGATGTTGATTCGATTCGTGCATATATCGATGCAAACGGCGTTGATGAAGCGCATCAATTAGCTGCCGATGGGTTTTCAGACGCTAGCGATGCGTACAATCTCGCTGATGCATTGAATCAAGTTGAGAAGCTTGAGCAGTGGGAGGTCGAATACGACCCGGAAACACAAACGTGGACAGTCACGAACTCCGTACAGCGTTTGGCGCAAGTCGCCAAAGAACAAAAGCTGAGCACATTAAAACAGTTCTTGCGTGAAGTCGGCACTGCGTCGAGTGGTAATCACCATCACGCAGGACGACCGGGTGAGGTGGGTGGAAGCGGCCCATCGGATTCACCGCGCGTCATTGTCCCGTCGAGTGCAGGCGAAGGCAAAACAGATCACTATTGGATGGGCGTAAGTCAGCCTAGTGGTGCGCCCATTCGCGGAACACCGATTGCGTGGAATGATCCTCGTATACCGGACATCATTTATCATGTGACGCCGAATGCAGATGCGATTCAAGCGTCAGGTTTGTTACGCGCGGGTGGCGTTGGTGGACTCGGCGGTGATAAGAACGATCAGATTGTTTCGTTCACCATATCGAAACCTGTTGCTGAAAACTTGAAGTCAGCAATGCTAATTATGTCGAATGTCGCGCGTGAAGTTGGGCCGGAACCGCCAATGCGCACGCCTGAGCGCGAAGCGTGGGGAACCAAAACAGTTGAAGCGTTTGCAAAAGGTGCGAAGGCGGAAGGTTGGGACTATAAACTTGAACCGAACTACGAAGAAGCAAAGAGTGATTACGGACTAAGCGATTGGTCAACTCAGTTCATGGGCCGTCGAGATAGCGCGCACATGGATAAAGAAACATATCAAACACCTGAGCGTTGGCGCAATCCGTTGTTCTTCGGTGTAACACAACAATATTGGGCGAACGTCGATCCTAAGAGTCTCGGCATTATTTCAATTCCGAAAGCGAATCTGAACACTGGTGCATTGATTACTGACTTTGATCTTGGTCAGCGTAATCTTGAAGAAGTTCGTTCGTACGGTGATGTGCCGATCACGAACCACATGCGCGAAACACTGACTGCTATTCGTGAAGCTGCACAACGTCAATTGGTTGGTCAAGTCACAAGCGTGCGTGTTCGCGAAGTCGGAACAGCGTCGAGTGGCAATCACAATCATCCCGGTCGCCCTGGTCATGTTGGCGGTAGCGGTCCATCAATGGAAAACGTCAGTCCCGAAGCGCCTGATCTTGCGCTCGAACACGCAAAGGGCGGATGGTCGGAAAACAGTCAAGCAAGGCCACATCTGCAGGTCGCAGCGAATCGGCAATGGGGGAATGAGGACACTGCAAACTTTACACCGATGATGCTTAGACGTTGGGGCGTATCGAAAGAGAACAAGTACACGCAAAGCGACATTATGAATCTTGCAAATGCACAAGAACGTAATGCACAGATTGCGCGTGAACAATATAATATACCTAACAATACAGTGTTTCGCGGTAGTGGTCCCGCTGAGTATGCAGACATCCCAAGTGATAAACCGTTCACATTGCGTCCGCTTATGTCAACAACAACAAACGAAGATGTAGCGAATCGATTCGGACTTGGCGGATATGAATCAGGCAATTACTTCAATGTCAATTATCCTGACACATATCGGCTAGAGATACGTGGACTGTCGCCGGAGGATGTGTTCAGCAACACTAAGGCGTTTCAGATCGATCGCGACGTAAAGGCGTATGGTAAGACGCATTACGAAGATGTCGAGTTCGAGCATGTATTGTACGGTAATCAACACGAATGGCAGGTTGTTGGTGAGACTACACAACCTTGGACATTCGACGGCATCGCGCGCACCGTTCACACGAAGATAATCGAACCAGTCGGCGGCGGGAAGCATTACGATGGCCCAGGTTCAAAAGTACCAGCTAAGCCTGAGTTGACATTCAGCACAGCAGATGACCCCGAAGATGAAAGTGGCTGGGGCAAGGTATTCACTGCGAAGCTTGGCGACAAAGTTGTTGCAACTGCGCGTAAGGATATAAATAACAGTTATCTGTCCGATGTCTACGTGAACCGCGCGTATCAGCGACAAGGTATCGGAATGAAGCTGTATGACTACATTGAGAAAGATCGCGGAATCAAGCTGACTCAGCATCCGACCTATGACACACCCGCATTGAATGCGTTCTGGGCACATCGCAAAGCCAGTGCCTCCCGTGAAGTTATGCGCGAGGGAGGGCCGGGGAGTGGCGATAGAGGCCATCCTGGGCGTCCTGGGCAGGTAGGAGGGTCAGGGCAGAGCGCAGGTGTCAGCAAAGCCGCCGCAGCGGTCGCAGACAACCCAAAAACCGCATCCGGGGGCGGGAAAGAGATTCCGCCCAGTGATCCACCAATCGATACTACGAACACTCGCTGGAAGTCGTATGTGAAGAAGATCGTTGATACGCCGGGAACACATGCCTACGATCTGAACAGCACCGGCAACGGCTATCAGCTTGAAGCACAGGGCATGGATTACGCTGGTTCATCGTACGTTGATCCAAAGGTTCGTGAATACAACGCGAGATTGAAGTCAACAGTGCTCGATGAAGTTGCACATAATATCGATGACATCAATGGTCAAGTTCACAATCTCGATCAATTGTTCTTCGCGAAAAGTATGAGTATCGGTAGTGATGATTTCAGTACAACGGTAGCTGTAACGTTGAACAATTCACCGCAGGGCAATGTCGTCGGGTTCAATATGGATAAGATCGGCAGGCATCAACGTATCGGTGCTGATTACACAACTGCCGATCGCGCTGCCAACACAACCGAATATGCAAAGTTGATCACCGATCACGAGATGGGCCATGTATTCTACAATCAGTTAGGACGTAAAGATACATCACAATGGAAGTCAACATGGCAGAACGCGCAGATCAACGAGGAACATTTCACAGGATATTCAGAATCGAACGATCGTGAAGGTTTTGCCGAAGCGTACTGTGCTTATGTCAACGGATTCAAAGACAGATTACCGCGTGGATATATGGAGTTTTTCTTGGAACGCAATGTCGATCAACTCAAAGAAGCTGAACAGGCTGACAATGAACCGTTAGCAATTCTGTGCGGCTTTGGTGATGCGCCAACCGTTCACGTTTATGCCGATCGCATCGAAACGTTTCCAGTAAAGCAGGACAATGAAGATCACAATTGATATGCATGGTATGACCGTTCTGATCAACGGTATCACCAAAGTTGGCGGCGGTGCGCTTAAGTATGTCGATAGCGTGCTTGAGCGTTGCATCAAGAATGATCTGTGGCCGGAATGGATCAGACAAATATCATATTCCGATCATTCACTTGAACTGCTCGCCGCACTTGGTCATCCGTACTCGACACGCTACGGCAAAGATTCATTCGTTCATCTTGATTCAGTTGTTCACATTCAAGACGGTGAACTGCTTGGCGGTTCTGAGATTCTACGAACGAAAACAGGTTGGGAGCTAGCAAACTCAACACCTCAGTATGTATATCTGCGTTACGGAACATCGGTAATGCGCATGCGTGATCCTGGAACTGCAGCACTGACAGCAGCATTACCAGCGATACGTCGTCGGTTTGCAAGCGAGATTAAAGGCGCAATCATTCAAATGATCGTGAGGTAACAGTATGTCAAAAGATGAACCATTTCGTTCAGTATATTACGATTCTGCGAACGATCAAGAATCGGATGAGGTTGCAGAACGGCTCAAAGGTGTTCGAGAATCGTTGATCGAGGAGAGCGACACGATTGAACGCAAGCGTATGCGCGAAGTTAAAAAGCAAGCGGCTGATGAAGGCAATCCGTACCCGCATACGTTGCGTGAATCATGAGTCAAGTCATTGACGGTCAGCTAACGATTCACGAAGAGACGCTCTCGTTGCTTGAATGCGTGCAACAGGATTACGTTATCGCATTAAAGCCATTGGTCAAGTATCTGCAGCGCGTGGCAAAGGCGACAGCGCCAAGCGATGTTGAGTCAGCGCGTGTCGAACCGTTGGGGATGTCGCCTTGGGATTGGATATGCTCGAAGAACCGAAAACTCATGCACGCGGCGGGGCAGGAAGGGATGGCAAATACGATCATGACGATGCTGCGCGGAGCAGAAGTCTGGGCGAAAGATCACGGTACAACGCTCGAATACGTCGATGTGGCACGATCGACGTGGACACCTGACGGTCGATTGATCATCGAGTTCAAGCAAGGGACAGACGCATGACCATCATCCTCGCATTCGTGATCTTGTTCTTCTTATTCGGCGGCGGTTACTATGGTTGGTACAGAGGTCGTCCTACGGTCGTTGGTGCCCCTGCAAGCTCATACGGATACGCACCGGGACTGGGCGGCATCCTGGTGACGATCGTGGTCTTGTACGTCATCCTGCACATCTTGCTACGCATCGTCTAAAAACCATCATCCGGGGCGGGGAAAGGCGAAGCCGTTGACGTGGAAGGCTACTAACACATCAACGGCTTCCAGTGACTTGCATCACCGACCGTGCGCCCGCCGTTGATGCATTGCTGCACCACCCGGCCCTCTTGAACGCTCCGGCACCTCAAAACCTAGCTCATGTTGTTGTGTCACGTCAAGACTCACGAGCGTTACAAAACGTATCGGCGCACTTCATACATTGCACGGTTCTTCATAAGAGCGCACGAAACCGCTGCAGTGCTCGCCAGTCCCAAAAGCAAAAACCGGGGGCGGGAATGAGAGTGTCATTATATCAACATAACGAAAACGAAAAACAATGGAAACGAAATGATCTTCAGTGAATCAACAACAACAACATTCTCTCTCTCTCTCCTCTGCTCTATCATTATGTATAGCACCTCACTGTCAGATACAACGCGGAGGGAAGAGCGATCGATACCTTCCCCCCTCTGAGGAAATATGTCAGAGCAGTAGTCAGTCTCCCACCAACCTACAAGCCATGGGACGGCCTGCTTACCTAGTAGTCAAGCGTGTGGTCTACCTAGCGCAGCGTGATTTCGTGATTCGGCGATCTGTATAATCCTACTACAGTTTTGGGCAGTATCTCGAACCCTATCGCTTGACTTCCTGTTCAGCAAGCAGATGGTCAACAAGCGCAAACCATTGCAGTATAATGGATTGCGCTTCATGGTTGCTCCGCTCTCAGCACTATTCTCTTCACCCGCTGCTGAAACGGAGTGCCAGGGGATGGTGACCGGCGAATCGAGGGTTCGCACTACTCCTATTGCTGTTTCCGCCGATCGCATGCTGCTTGGTAGGTCAAGCGGGTGGCTGGGTTTTCCCTGGGGAGGACCCGCTTAGCCCACCTCTCCCCTCTGCCCCGGAGGAAGTAGAGAACGCACTACTCCTTTCCTGCGTCTGTACACGTCTAGACACGAAATTGAACGCTAGGGGGCCTACGTTGACCCAGGACGCACGGCACCTCTCTAGATAGGCAGATGTATCTCCCAAGCTCACAAACGCGTTCCTAGAGCCTCCATCGCTAGCCGTCATTGTTGGGTCACCTGACCGGCTTAACCCGTTCTTTACTCGCTTGCTAGCTTGCCTTGCGTTGACTCGGGCACCCAGATCATGCCTATCATACTGGTGTCGGTGGCTGTGAGCTTGCTTGTATTGATATGTAAGATAAGCCAAAGGAGTAGTGCAAGTGTTTCAGCTATGGCACTCGTACTACAGTTCTTGTGCAAACGACATGTTCTCGACGTGTAACATACGAATCGGTTTGTGAAAGGAAGTGAATCAGCATGAGCGTTACGCGATGATTTCAGATTGATTGAATGTTGTGTTTGAAGATTGAATGTTGTTTTGCGTAATTAGTGTGCCTGCTGCCGATGATACCGCTGCAGCGGAGTGAGGGAAACGATGGGATAAAAAGAGTTCGCTTGTAGCGACTACGCAGGTCCCTGACAAATCTTCATCTGATCGCGTTTCTCCTGACGGGCGATCCGATGGTGGCGCTGAAGCCTCGATAGTACCGCCGACACGGGAACTCGGGGCTTTGTCGTGGAAGGAGGCGATCAGCCGTCTTTGAGCAGGCGGTGATCGATCGTCGTTAGTAGCCTTTCGGCGTGGGAGGCAGAGGGCCGCATTCACTCCTGTGAGCGCGGTCCTTTGTTTTGCTCGTGTATGATGGTGTCGCGGCATTACAAGTTAGTGAGCATGCAGATCGAGCGAACTGTGCAGAACGGTCTGCTGCGTCCTATGCGTCTAGGGTGGCCCAGTTCGCCCGGTAACTGCGGTACTTTCGTACTGTTCACGTCTTGACACGGCTAATTCGGTGCGTATCATTGAATGATTCCCCCGCCGTGCATTGACTGTGCGCCCGCAACCCTCTTGAGAGTCTCGGTCATTGTCATGGCAAAACATAAGGCTACGAAGATATGGTATCGCGCCCGAAGGTTCGCGATCTTACTTCCTATCGCGCGCACGTAAAGTGTCACGCGTATGACACCGCGCGCTGTTGTCCATATCTTGCGCACCGGGACAAACCGGGCGTGCTTGTCTATACCTGCATGTACGTTCAATTGAGTCATGTTTATTCTCAACTTAGCGGTTCATGCGCTGATCCGTTTGATGAGGTCAGCCAAACCGCATTCCCGAGAGAGATGAAATGCAATCAACCAAAGCCCCGGTCAAAGAAGTTAGCAAACATAGCGTGACACCTATCTCCCCCGAGCTTGATGATCTTGACGTTGATGAGGATGAACTCGATGACGACGACGATGACGAGCTTGAAGAAGATGACGACGAGGACCCTGACCCCGCCGCCAATGTCGATTCTGCCGTCAGTGTCGCGGAAGCTGGGCGGCGCGGGGGTTTGATCAATAGTCAGCGGAAGCGTGCGCTCGATCCTAACTACTTCCGCACGATCGGCAAGCGTGGTGGGCAGGCCACGGCCAAGAACCATGACACGGAGCACTATCGGTTGATCGGCACGCGCGGCGGCAAGAGCAATGCCCAAGCTCATGATCACGATCATTTCGTTGAGCTTGGCACGCTGGGCGGTGCGAAGGTTCGTGCAGCATTGCAGCGCGGGGAGTGATGGGCAGACGATCGACGGCGGCGCATTTGAGTGAAGCGGCGCAGAAAGAGTACATCGCGCGTATCGCTGCTGTTCGCGCAGTGCATGGCCCTAAGACTGTCGGCACGAGAGCCTTTTCTGACGGTACATACAAGTGCGGCTTGTGTGATGCCGTGGTCGAGAAGGTTGGCGACAAGTGGATTCATCGGTAGATGATGACGCACAGTGTGATAACTGTAAGCGTAGCGTCGAAGAACACGTAATCGTTATCACGCCCGATATGCTTTCGATTGCGCTGCGCGGCGGTATTGATGCGCTCGGTACGATCGGCAAGCTGCACATGATTTGTCCAACGTCACTCTTTGAATTTAATACAACGAGAGTAGGTGAGAGATGAGCTTACATTCGTCAACGTTTAGTTATCTTCTACCTAATGACGATCAGAAGGTGAAGATGGAACGCCTTCGAGAAGCGGTGAAGGTTTATGCAAAAGTAATCGAAGCCGACATTCAAGATGGTCCCGATAAAACATACATATTCCGCAGGCTGCGTGAAATAGCTATGTGGGTGAACGTTGCGATCACGCGATGTGCCGACGGTACTCCGCGTACTGATCGTGAGCCTTAGCGGAAATACGATGAGAACATATTCAAAGGTTAGGGCCTAAGATATGAAGCTGAGTGACGCGGCGATGATCGCGCTCGCGGGTGCCTGGGCCATATACGAGATGACCATGTATTATCGTGAATTTCCCCCCGGATGGATGAGGAAACACAAATGGCGGAAGCCTTGATTGCAGATCAAGCCAATGATCTTGCACAGTTCGTTGACATTGACGATGTAGCGAAATCGTTTTGTGAACAGCTTCATCAAAACGGCACTGCGTGTGGAATCTGCTTAGTGTATGCGTATATGTTACTTTATGATTTAAAACGTTTGGGATTGCGAGTCTGTTAAACCTGGAAAGGTAAATTGAGATGTCAACCATAGACACACAAAACAAGATCACGTACCATCCGGCAATACACGAATTGATCACATCAAATACAGAGATCACTCAAGGACCCGAGTGCGATATTGACGTTGTGTTCTTCAAGGTAAACTGCGTTGAGATCAATCGTGAGATGTTCGAGAAGTCGGTGTTAGCGTGGCATGGAACCTACGGCACCCCGACGTTGAATCTTTTTGACGGTAAGGTTTACAACTACATCGAGATCGGCACATGGCTCGGTGATCAGCAGGTTGCGCTGCGCATGATGGCGCTTGGTGCGTATCTTGAAGTTTGGCGCTTGATCACCCCCGATAGTGTGTTCTCGGCGTATCTACTTGATCCGAATGTGTTGATTTCACTGGCGAAGGTCGGCTTGATTACCATCGTTGTCGAACCTCCAACATGAACTACGACGATGAACTTATCGAAATCCTTGATAAGCGGTACAGTGATGAACGTAAATACGGCGTAGTCATTTCGTCCGACGCTGTTCGTGTTTGCTTGTACGTCGCCATTCTTGCAACGCTCGCGATCTGTCAGTCGATAAATCGAGTCGCGCGGGAGTTGCATGACATTGAAGAACTGTACGTTGACCCGCGCTAAGCTAACGGCGATACGACAGTGCTACGTCAGCCCGGCGACTGGTTATGATTCGTTGCGCGACGTGTGCGATACGCTTGAACGCGTGTATGTGCTGCTGGCGAACTCGATGACGCCCGGTAAGCCTGGGTACGGTGAGGGGATCAATAGTTCGAAGCTCGCCGCCGCGCTCGAAGGCGTTGACTATGTTCGCCCGGTAGGGCAAGTATGATGATGGCTGAATTGACGTTCGATACTGCGCCTGATGTGATGACGGTGCCGGAAGCGGCGGTGCTCTTGCGCGTCTCAGCCGATTCGTTGTATCGAGCGATCGGGCGAGGTGAGTTCCCCGGCGCGAAGATCGGTAGCCGGTACCTCGTGGGCAAGGCGGCGATCTTGGCTTGGTTGGCGGAGAAGTCTCAGCACTAGGCAGGAGGTCCTGTTGGTGTCGCTGGTGAACGAGGCAAGCGTGGGTTCCCTCTAGCTCACCATCAGCAAAGGCTACACATGGCGAAGATTCAAGACATGACGGGCATCACGCTCGTCACCCGTAAGGATGGAAGTCAGGCGTGGGAGATTCGACTCAGCACGCGAGAGAACGGGAAGCAGAAAGCGTACTGCGCGACCGTTGACACCTCGGAAGGGGCGGCGCGCAAGAAGCGTGACGAGCTTCGCGTGCAGATCGCGCTCAATCAGAAGAATCGAAAGAAGAACGGGGCGAACGTATCGGTTGGTGATATACCATTCGCCGTCGCGTTCGATCGATTCATCGCGGAAAAGACGCTCGTGTACGATCAGAAGAAAACCGCCCAAGGCTATACCGAACTGGGCGTGCGGCTGAAGAAGGCGTTTGGCCCAGTCCCGTTCGGCAAACTCGATCGCGCGATGGTCCGTAAACAGATCAAGGTGTGGAAGAAGTCCGGTAAGCTCAAACCGATTCGCGGTCAAGCAGCGATCGATCTGAAAGAAGGCCTATCGGATTACCATATCAACAAACATCTTTCGCTGTTAGGCACCGTTTACAACTACTTCATCGAGGAAGTAGAAGCAGGCGACATCATGAGTCCGGTGTCGAAGAACATGATGTTCAAGATACCGAAGCCCAAGCAAGACGAGACAACGACGTATAGCTGGGCGCAGGTGAATCAATTGTTCGCCGCCGCCGATGCGTATCCGGCGCGTTCGAGTTTCAACAAACTGCGGTTGAAAGCCGTCACGCACTTGATGATCTTTCTCGGCTTGCGGCGTGGTGAGGTGTTCGGTTTATCATTTGACAGTATCGACTTCGAGAAGAAGAAGCTGCACATCTGGCAGGTTGTAGAGATTGATGCCTCTGAGAAACGTACTCCGGTATTGAAGCCGTGCCCCAAGACGGAAGATTCAGATCGTTGGTTAGCAATCGATGATTACACGCTGGCAATCTTGAAAGCGTTGCGCTCGGAATATAATAAGCTGAAGCTCGCATCGAAAGGATTGTTCGATGCAAACAATCATCGACTGGTGTTTGGCGATGTAAAAGGCAACCCATATTCCGGCAGCAATTTCAACTGCGTGTATACGCGTCTCGTGAAGCGGGCAAAGCTGCCGTACGTTTCACCGCATCAACTGCGACATACGTTCGGCACGCTACAGCGCGCGGCAGGTATCGACATGGAGACGATCGCAAAGCGCATGGGGCACAAGTCGCGGATGGTGACGGACATTTATGCGGAGTGGAACGTCGAGATGGATCGGCGCTGCCAAAACATCTTGATCGCAGCATACGAAGGTTCGCTCAAGGTCGCTTCGTAAGCTAACTGAACCAAGTTACAACAAGAGCGAGGGAATGGTTTCGTACCAGTATTGGAGAACGAAGCCGCCCTCGCTTTTTTCAAGTTAGGAAAGGCTACATTATGGCTGCAAGCGCCAACATGGTGCTATTCAATCAAATCATGCGCGACGTTTTGCGAGAGCGTGAGCGACAAGAGGACTTGCGCGCGTCAGGGAAGTTCGTCGCAACGTGTGCGACAACCGGCGCTGATCAAATGACCGAGTTCGAGTGTTTTACTGTTCTCGGCGAGGAGGTCGGCGAAGTCGCGAAGGTGCTGCTCGATGCTTCGATCACCGACATCAATAGATTAGATGAATCAACGGTTCTGTTTCTGCGTGATGAGTTGATTCAAGTCGCCGCTGTTTCTGTTGCATGGGTTGAACGTCTTGATGTCACGGAGGGAGAACCGTGATCGAGTATTTCGATATGGATGGCAACGCTATATCATTTGATGCGTTTCTTGAATTATACGATCGAGCTAATGATAAGCGTCGTGTTGCGCTTGATGAAACACCGGAGTTTTACATAAGCACGGTGCTGCTTGGTCTTAATCACGAATGGCGAACTGGTTACCCGCCGTTGATCTTCGAGACGATGATCTTTACTCGCGGTGCCGATGGTGGGTTCGGTGGCGGTGAATTTCAGATGCGCTACAGTACCAAGGAAGAAGCTCTTCTCGGACATGCTGCGGCTGTGCGGTATGCAAAGTCTCAAGGTGCTATTGTGACGGAGTTTCGCAATATCATTTCTTGTGCCTTGACTGAGAGGTTGCTGAAATGATGAACGATTATGAGTTCCAACAGTTGCTCGATCGTGCCATGCCAAACAAGCTGTATGTGCGGCGTATCGATGATCATACAGTAGCATCAACGCCCCGCAACCAGGAGCACGGTGTTTGCGACTTCTGCGGGGTCAACGCTGACCATCCGAAGCTGTATGATGCCGAGGATGTTGAGATTGCTTTATTCAACGTTGATGGTAAATCTGAGGTAACACAAAGTGTCGGTGCATGGGGCGCGTGCATTCGCTGCGCCATCATGATCGATGCAGAGAGGCGGGAAGCGTTGATCGATCGAGCGATCACGATTGCAACAAAGCGCAGATATGAGGCGTTTCCTGACTTGGATAAGCTTTCTCTCTCCACGCAACGTGACATGCACCGCATGGGGAATTTGATGCTGGCAGCTTCACACGATGCGTTCTGGCGGGCGAAGAAATGAGCACCTATCTTAAGCCGCTTGTGCCTTGGAACGCCCACCCTCATTTCCATCGTCGCCGTACCATCATGGTTCGCGGTACTCTAAGGAACTGCGATTGGCCGCAATGCCGCCAAAGTTATGAGCAATACATAGCGGAGATGTCCAAACCGTTCTTGCTGTCGAACCCGGCGTCTGAGGTGAAGAAATGAACGGACCAAACCCGGTGAATAACATGACTCGCCTGTGTCAAATGTGTGGTCGGGCCGTGCCGTTCATTCCTGACGGTGTGTTTCGCGATCACGATTGCCCTGCAATGCCTGATACCCGAGTGGAGTATTCGTTCACGGTCGTTGATGGTGTTGAAAAAGTCAACGAGGTGAAGAAATGCCAGTAGGGCCGGGGAAATATGACGCACTCTGCACCGATGCGAGGGTTGCAGCGGACGCGCGAGCTTGCATTTTAATCATTATTGGCGGTAAGCTAGGCAGCGGGTTTTCGGTTCAGACTACAGATAGTTCGCTCGCAGAACCGACAGCGCTTGTGTCGTTCTTACGTGTGGTTGCCAATGATATTGAAGGTATCAAGGCGGGTGTAATATGAATGCATGGTTTGGGCACGGGATGCGTGATACGGCCATTGCTGACGGATGGCCGGAGATACCCGTACCGGACGGTGAACTCTGTTACTACTGCGGCACCATGATCATTGAATGGGATAGCGGTGAGCGGATACCTTTGATCGGTTCTCTCGGCACGGTGAAGATGCTCTACCGACATCAAGAATGCGTGATCTATTCCGTGCAAGGGTCGCGCTGGTGCCGTGCCGAGGGCGTGGAGATGAAGTCCCCACAACACGAACGCTATCACGCACTGCAGCGGGCAGCGTACGGCATCATGCGCCCGCGCGCGATCGAGCGACGGGTGTTGCTAGAGTTCGGTGAGTTCATCAGCGAGGACGAACTCATAAACAACTGGCGGGCGGTTCATGACGGACGTTGAAAAGCTGCTGACGATATACGTCGTGTACGATCGGCCAAAGGACTTCCCAACAAAGATCGTCGTTCGGGCGCGGTATGCGACGCGGGATGGAGCGATTCGGCCCAGTAAGACAGCACGCGTCTTTGATTCGATCGAACAAGCACAGTCCTGGTGCTCACGGAAAGGGCTGTATCGTATTGAACGCTTCCCTGATGATGAACCGCAGATTGTCGAAGCATGGATATAACGAACATACCTGATGACGCGTTCTATCCGCCGGGAGGATCAATCTGCGGTCGATCACTCGGCATCGCGGCATGCATCTGTGGCGAATGCAGGTATCGTGTGATGAGCACGGAGCAGGTGGTGAAACACGAACCCGATTGCAGCGGAACGCATATCGTATTCGCTGACGGCAAGCGTATGTGTTTGGATGATGTCAATAATAGTATGGCAGCGGTTGATGTGTTCAAGGCACGCATACGCGCTATTCATAAGCCGTATCGCATATTCGGTGAATGCGACCACGATCATGAACTCGGCGATGAAGGTGTTGTAGATGCGGAGTACATCGGATTAACTTGCAACTACTTGTATGATGTGTGCTCTGAATGCTGCGTTGAAGGTGATGGACAAACGGAAGCGTGTGCAACGGAGCACGAACACGGTAAGGACATGCCGATCTGTCGCACGATCGCGGCGTTATCAGACCGCAGTAATATCTACATCGCTAACTCTAGCAGTAGCTCCGTAACGAAGTATGATTAAACGAGATGTTTAGAGTTAATCTTTTCAGAATCGAGGTTTGCGTGCAATGCGGTACACGTTTCGTGCGGTTACGTCCGTTGCGCCTGTGGTGGTGTTTGTGTTCCAAAACGTGTGGTTACGCGCATCGGCGCATTCCTGGGCACAGCTTCTACATGCAGCATGCTGATACGGAGCGTGAGCGCCATCGGGCGGCGATAAAGACGGTCGATGCCGATCTTGCGTGGATGACACCTGCTGAACGCCTTGCTATGCGGACGCGTGTCGTATCAGTTGATGATCAGCCGTGGAGTCGGCGCGAAGGCGGCGCGGGAAGTCGGAAGCGTCGATAAACTCTCGAATATCACAAACCGAAGATGCGGGTGATGAAGGGTCGTTTCTTCGGCGGCGGTGATGCGATTTGCGCGGCAAGCTCTTGCACAGCATTTATCAAGGTGAAGAGGATTTCACTGGCATCGATGGTGAGGATGTCTGTTTCTTCACCGTCAATCTTGCCGCGTTCGCTGCTTACCGCGCGTGGGATGATAGACTTCAATTCCTGGGCTGACAGGCCGACGTAGCGCTTTCCAGTCGCTTCAATTCCCCCCAAGCCGTTGTATTCAAAGGCGATTGGGCGCAGGGCAAGGATGTGTGCTAAGCCATCGGTGTGTGGCTCGATCTTGTGTTTCAGCCGTACGTCGGACGGGTTCGACCAAAAGAGACTCCCTGGCTGTGTGCCTTGCCCGAGAATCTTCAATGCCCCGCTGTCGCTTACGGTCATCGGACTCGTTGTGTTTGCAGCGTTGCGAAGGACATATCCACTTGCATTCGCCGGAACAATGGTGAACGTCGGGCCGGAGAATGTTCCAGCGGCGAACTGCAAATTTCCCGTGCTCGTGAAGAGTGCAATTGGTGTTGCACCGCAGTAGAACACGCCTTGCCCGCCGCTTGGAAACGTGAGCGTGCTGTTCGCTCCACTAAGCCCAATGTTCCATCCCGAACAGGTTAGTGGTCCGTTGATCGAGGCCGATGTCGGCCCGTAGGTTGATGATCCGGTAGTATATCCTGCGGCCGTGATCGAACCGGAGTCGTTGAATGTGATAATCGATTGCGTATTGGCGGCGTTGCGAAACGCTATCCCATTTGCATTCGGTGGGACATACGTCGCCACATTCGCGCTCTGTGCAAATGAGCCGAAGTCCGATAGAATACCGCCGACAGTGACATCACCCGATGATGTGTTGAATATTGGAAGTGCATTGCCGACGATTAAGCCGGTTGTCGGTTCAGTCCATGACGCACCGAATGCAAGCGTCGATGTGTTCTGCTTGGTTTCTGCACCGCTCGTTGTTGATACATAGACGTTCCAACCGATTGCGTTGGGTGAACCTGCCGGGCGGGCTGGTGATCCGACCACGAGCAGACGTGATGCAGCAACGGCGAGCGATGTTTCCGGTGAAGCGAGCGTCTCACCGCCGCCCGAAGCGACGATCGTGATTCGCACATAGGCGGTGAATGCGCCGAGGGCACCCCCGGCGATCGACGTAGGCGTAACGCTCGCGGGGGTGGAGAGTGGCGGTAAGTTGAGCGGGCCATTGAACGTTGCCGATGGCCCAGTCAACGCAGTCAGACAATTCACTCGCGCTTAGCCGATAACGGTTACGCGGTACTGATTCACGGTCGGTGCAACGCCGAACACAAGCGTGATGGTGGTAGCACTCGCTGCCTGCCAATCGGTGATGTATGCGTTACCCGACTGATCGCGAATGATGGCGAGCACATCGGTTGTGCCCAAGTTATGCGTGAGCGTATAGGAAAGCGATGAACCGTCGCCGACCGATGCCGAGTATTTCCGCGCCGCGATCGTCGTATCGAGTGCAAAGCCCGTCGCGCTGACAACGAGGCCACCGGAAGGTGTGACAACACCCGCAAAGGTATTGCCGGTTAGCGATACGCCGTTCTGTCCAACATAGGTGTTCGCGGCGGTAAGCTGGGTGATCGTGACGGCAGTCGTACCGGGAACGATCGTGCCGGAGGTCGGCGTTGCAAGCCGCCATGTCGAACTCGCATAAACGGTACCTTGTTCAACAAACCACGTCGCGCCGAGGTCGAGTTCGCCATTCGCGTCATTCGTTGAACGAGTCCATGCACCGGCTGATACGATATACACGCCGTTCTGCGAGGTCGTTGTTTGGTTGGGAAGGAGAACCCGGTTGCCTGCGGCTTGAATCACGCCGTCAATGGTGAGCAGGCCCGAGAGCGTTGGAACGTTCGTTGCTGAAACAGCATTGACAGCTTGTTTCGATACGATACCGGCGGCTGAAGCTTGCGCTGCGGCTTGCACATAAGCCATGTTCGCAGCATCGGTGCCGGTCGTTGGTGTGGCAACGTTCGTCAGTCTGAATCCAGCGAGGGTAACCGGCGCAACGGGCGGGGCGAAGGTGTTCAGCGCATAGCCGGTGACCGTCGATTGCAAATCGCTGATCGTGGCGGAAGGCTGTGTGCCGGTATGATTCGCGCGTGCGAGGGGGTTGGTGAGCAGTGCAGCGTTCGGGATTGTGCCGACGAACTTGCTGGCATCGGTCGATACCCAAGCCGAACCGTTATAGATGAACGACGCGTTGACGGACGTATCGTAGTAAATCTGACCGGCTTTAGGCGAACTCGGGGCGGAGGCGAGATTACCGACAACGGCATTGCGAAGCTCGAACTGATTGGCATTGAGGAAATTGAGAAGATTCAAGGTGCTCGTTGCTTTCTTTAATACAGAGGTGGGTTAGACGAGGTACGCGGTGCCGCTTAACGGCTCGCCAAACGAGATGGTCAAATTGTTCAAATCGGTGTATGTTACGTCGCCTTCGGAGGCTTCGCCGTCGTCGTCAATGATGGTCACGCTTGGATACACGCCGAAGTTATGATTGATCTGCCACAGCGCGGAGGGAATGGTTTGCGCGAAATTCATCGACAAACCGGGGGGTCCGTGAGGCCCGATTGGCCCAGTGGCACCACGTTCAAGAACAACACTCACGATTGCCATATTGACCACCGTCGATGGGACAGCAACAGTGGTATAGATCGGTGCCAGTGCTGCAACGATGTTTACACTTGTGGTAAGTGCTGCAGCGACGGCAGGCGCATTGATCTTCAGAGCGATCTTCGTCACTGACGGAGCAACAAGCACCGGCATTGTCGGGTCTTTATCAAGGACAAGTGCCGCGAGGAAGTCAGTCATTCGTTATCCCGCCGATAACGGTCAATGTGCCTTGGACGAGACGTGTGATGTCTCCCGATGGGTATTCGAGAATCAGATCGTAGTAATACTTCGCAACGGGCGGAACGACGGTTGGACTCGGCGTGACGACAAAGCTCGATGTTTGCAAAGCGGTGAGTGATATGGTTACGGTCGATGGATCAGTCTTGTGATCACTCGAATCGTGAACGAGTAAGCCATTTCCATTCGAGTCTAAGTTCAGTAACGGAGGACGACCGTAAACTAAAAGAATGGACATCTTCGCTATTGCGCCGGAGATGTTCGACGGTAAGTTTGTCGAAGCATCGGTCAAAGAGATAGCACCGATGAAGCTGGCATACTGTTCGACGGTTAGGTTTAGTGTCGCAGCACTCATTCGGCGACATCGCTTTGCTTAATAAGAGACTGCATTCCGTCTACCTTCTTTGTCGTTATGGTAACACGGTGAGCAGACATCATGAGAAGTGCGTGTAAAGCCTGCGTTAAGTCCGCATTGAGGCTGTTTTCATGTTACGATGGAGGTCACGATCTAAAGGAAGTGAGGGCGCAGTATGGCATCGAATGGCGGCTTCATTGCGTATTCGACAACGAATGGTGAAGTAAGAGTTGCCGTCTATACAACGTTCGCACTTGCGCAAGCAGATGCAGTGTTTATCAACGCAGCGATCGCAGCGCAACGGCCCGTCGTTATCGACAATGCGTTACTGAACCCGAATCGCGGACCATTCATTGCACAGTACGGACTCGTTGTACTATCGAATGCTGAAGCAGCGACGACTGCCGCAGTTGTATCAGGCGGGTCAGGTGGGTCAGGTGGTGCGAGTAAGAATCTTGTGTTCAATCAATCAATGCCTGCGTCAATATGGTCAGTGACTCATAACTTCGGTTACAATCCGAGTGTTACTGTTACTGACGAATCAGGTACCGTCATCGTGGCGGATGTGTCATATCTCGATCTGAATACACTGACTATCACGTTTGCAGTGCCGACGAGCGGCAGCGCATATCTCATTTAGGTCACTTGAAGTAAGGAATTTTACATGCCAAAGTTTGCTGACGCGATTGACTTCCAAAGCATTCCCGTTCTGAACGCCGTCTCACAGAATCTCGGTTCTGCACCGGCATCTCCGGTGGCCGGACGGCGCTATTTCGATACCACGTCGCTGAGTGAGTTCGTGTGGAACGGCACAGCGTGGGCGGGGTTAGATGCGACCAAGCTGACGGCCTCGATACCGAATGCAGCGTTGACGACGAATCCGCTCGCGCGGGCGAATCATACCGGAACGCAGCCTGCATCAACGATCAGCAACTTCGCAGCCGCCGCCAATGCGTTGACGCTCGATTCATTCACTCCCCCCGCTGCAAACGTTTCGCTCAACAGTTTCAAGATTATCAATCTCGCAACGCCGACACTCGCAACAGACGCAACGACCAAAGCCTATGTCGATTCAGGCATTCAATCGGCGGCGGCGGGGATTGTCTCAAAGCAAGCCGTGCGTCTTGTCTCACCAGTCAACATTCCGACTCTTTCGGGATTGCTCACCATCGATAGCGTCGTGACCGTCGCCGGTGATCGCGTTCTGCTTCCCGCGCAGACAGCATTATCGCAGAACGGCGTATACATCGTATCGGCGGGGGCATGGACGCGTTCGACAAACGACGCGTCATACGAACTCGACTTGGGGGCGACATGGTTCGTTGAGCAAGGAACAATATACAACACAACGACATGGCGGCTCGCCACACCAACAAACGGGGCGATAGTAGCGGGGGCAACGGCGGTTACGGTGGCCCAGTTGACCGCAGCACAGACCTATACCGCTTCGCTCGGTGTCGCTCTTACCGGGAGCAACCTAACAGCAGCGTATGGGGCGGGTCTGACGCTCTTAGGCAACAATCTCATTGTCGATACCACCGTCGTGAACCGCAAGTACGCAGCGACGATCGGTGATGGAACCACAACGACGTTCGCCATCACGCACAATCTTGGGACGCTTGATGTCACGGTAACATTGCGATTGATCGCAACGGGCGAGGAGATTGTGGTCGATAATGTTGCCACGGGTGTGAATACGTTGTCGATAGCGTTCATCACCGCACCGGCAACGAATACCTATCGTGTGATCGTTACGGGTTGATTGGATGAAGTTCGCTGATGCGTTGTCGCTTAATACCGCTGCGATCAGCGTTGGGGCGACAACGCCTGTTGTTCCGATCGGCGCGTTGATCTATTCGACAACGGCATCATCGGTCTTGTGGTTCAACGGAACGTCGTGGGTTGCACTTACTTCCGGTTCGTCATCAGGAGCAGTCCCTATGTATAACGCCGCCGGTACGGTGCAAACACCTCATGATGTCATTGGACAAGCAACACTAACACTGGTGAATGGCAGCGGTTCTGCACCAATTGCGCTGAGTGGCTTGGCAGCATTCACGAGCGCGGCGAGTTATGGGCTTGCATCACAACCGACTATTGTTGGTGGAACGTCTCCACTTGCCCCGATTAGTGCGATCACCACTGGACTCAGCAGTCCACAGTGCGTAGCCGTTGATAGCACCGGCAATATCTACGTTGCGAACGCTGGCAATAGCACCGTAACGAAATACGCATCAACCGGCGGAGCAGCGATTCTCACCATCACGAGTGGACTCAGCAGCCCATACGGCGTAGCCGTTGATAGCACCGGCAATATCTACGTTGCGAACGCTGGCAATAGCACCGTAACGAAATACGCATCAACCGGCGGAGCAGCGATTCTCACCATCAGTAGTGGAATCAGCAGTCCACGCGGCATAGCCGTTGATAGCACCGGCAATATCTACGTTGCGAACGCTGGCAATAGCACCGTAACGAAATACGCATCAACCGGCGGAGCAGCAATTCTCACCATCACGAGTGGGCTTAGCGCTCCATACGGCGTAGCCGTTGATAGCACCGGCAATATCTACGTTGCGAACACTGGCAATAGCACCGTAACGAAATACGCATCAACCGGCGGAGCAGCAATTCTCACCATCAGTAGTGGAATCAGCAATCCATACGGCGTAGCCGTTGATAGCACCGGCAATATCTACGTTGCGAACGCTGGCGGTAACAACGTACTGAAGTACGCATCAACCGGCGGAGCAGCGATTCTCACCATCAGTAGTGGAATCAGCAGTCCACGCGGCATAGCCGTTGATAGCAGCGGCAATATCTACGTTGCGAACAGTAGTTACGTGAGTGTTCTAACAAGCTCTGGAAGCGTTGTTTCATCAATTGGTCTTATGAATGCGCCTGCTTTAGCGACTGATGTGCTTCCGTTCTTTTCGTTAGCACCGATTAGTGGTTCGAGTGCTGCCTTACTCTGTGCGGTTGAAGGCGCGGCAGCAAATGTCGATGGTACAATCGTCGTCACGTACAAGCTGAACGGGTATTAGCCCGGAATGAAGTTCGGGGGAGTGGTCGTTCCTGGTAAGGCTGCAATCAGCATCGGGGCGACAACTCCAAACGCCCCCAAGGGTTCACTCATGTACTCGACTTCAACATCGAGTATCTTGCAATTCAATGGCACTTTATGGCAATACCTCACAACAGGCAGGTCACTGCCGATATGGATGCTTCCCATGTATAACGCCGCTGGCACACTGCAAACGAATCCCCATGAGGTCATCGGACAAGCAACGATAACGCTGGTGAATCTTGCTGGTTCTGTTCCCATTACCTTGAGTGGTTCTGCTGCATTTACCAGTGCAGCGAGCTATGGATTTGCTTCACAACCGACGATTGTTGGTGGAACGTCTCCACTTGCCCCGATGAGTGCGATCACCACTGGACTCAGCAATCCATACGGCGTAGCCGTTGATAGCAGTGGCAATATCTACGTTGCGAACGCTGGCAATAGCACCGTAACGAAATACGCATCAACCGGCGGAGCAGCGATTCTCACCATCAGTAGTGGACTCAGCAATCCATACGGCGTAGCCGTTGATAGCACCGGCAATATCTACGTTGCGAACACTGGCGGTAACAACGTACTGAAGTACGCATCAACCGGCGGAGCAGCGATTCTCACCATAAGTGGACTCAGCAGTCCATCCGGCGTAGCCGTTGATAGCACCGGCAATATCTACGTTGCGAACTATGGCGGTAACAACGTACTGAAGTACGCATCAACCGGCGGAGCAGCAATTCTCACGATCACCACTGGAATCAGCAGCCCATACGGCGTAGCCGTTGATAGCACTGGCAATATCTACGTTACGAACACTGGCAATAGCACCGTAACGAAATACGCATCAACCGGCGGAGCAGCGATTCTCACCATCACTAGTGGAATCAGCACTCCACGCGGCGTAGCCGTTGATAGCACTGGCAATATCTACGTTACGAACACTGGCAATAGCACCGTAACGAAATACGCATCAACCGGCGGAGCACCGACTCTAACCATCACGAGTGGGCTTAGCAGTCCATACGGCGTAGCCGTTGATAGCAGTGGCAATATCTACGTTACGAACACTGGCAATAGCAGCATCAAAGTGTTTACGAGTATTGGCGGGACGTTAAACACTCTTGTTGGTGCAGCAGTAGCGGCTACAGCAGTTGTACCCGTCTTTTCGCTCTACCCGATTAGTGGGTCAAGTTGTACCTTACAGTGTGTGGTCGAAGGCGCAACAGCAGCAAATGTCGATGGGACAATCATCGTTACCTATGACTTACGGGGGTATTAAACGTGGATACAAAGATCACCGAGAAGCGCACCCGTTTACAAGCGAATCGCGCTGCGCTCATCCAACAGCATACGGCTTTGACCGAACAACTCACGCAGACGACGGCGGGCATCCATCAGATCGACGGCGCGCTGGCGATCTTGGGGGAGCTTGAAACGGAATCAGCGGTAACTCATCCCAACGGTGTGACGGCGGCGGCGATCGAGCAATAAGCCCGCTTTGCAGGCAAGCGATGAATGAGGCCCTTTGGTGAATGAACCGAGGGCTTTTTCAATTGCCCGGAAGCGGCCCTGCGGAGGCTCAGGAACGCGCTGAGCTTGCCGTCCGATGTGATCGTGCCTCCGGCTCAGCCGATGCCCGTTGAGGCCGATCGTTGGGTGGTTTTCTCCGAGTGCGGAGAATGGTGCTGAGAATGGCCGGTTTTCGGGGTCGTTTTGTAGTCCGAGGAGTAGTACGTCGGACATGAAAAAACCCTTACACTGTAAGGGTTTGATCGATTTATGGAGGCAGTCGGGCTTGAACCGACGACCCTCTGCATGCCATTCGGGTACTCAAGGCAGCAGCAAGATGGAATAAGGCTTTTTTGACGCAGGAGACGCCTCTAAACCGCTACAGACGCACCAGTGTGCGGAGAATGTGCTGAGAATGGCCGGGGTCTTTTGGGAGGCATCGGGGTCTTTTTACAGGAGCTTTACCAATGGCAGGCTAACTTGCCAGTATGGGCAAGCAACTACATCGGCTGATCGACCGTGAACCTGACAACAAGTACGGCACTTGTCCGACGTGCGGGCGTGTCAAGTTGATCTTGAAGAACGGAACATATCGCTGCTCGAATGCAGTGTTGGGTTCGTCAGGGAAGTCATGGCATCAAAAGAAAGCTCAGCCGGTTGTCATTGAAGAACCGCTGCCGGTGATTGAAACACCGTCAGTCATTTCGACAACGCCGTATCCTCACCGGATGCTCGATCGCAATCCTGTCGCTATGACTGGCACTTGCGCTGTTTGCGGACCCGTTACGCTCGTTAAGCGAAAGGAACGACTTGCTTGCAGTATCGCCGAAGCACGCTGGGCAGTTGATGCGAAGAACCGTAAGGTGTCACGACCATTGCGTTTCGCGAACCCTACGCTCGATGCAACGAAGGAGTTCTTCACCGTGCGCGAAGCTGCTGTTATTCTTGGCGTTTCTTATACCGCTTTATCTTCCCGCATCATTCGTGGGATGCTGCCTGTCGTGTATCATCCAATGACCGGCGAACGCGTCATTACCAATGCGGTTCTGCTAGCCTACATGCGATCTTTGGTTCTGTGAACCGAAACTGCCTCACCGCCCTGATCAGGCGGCGAAGCAGTAGGCAGTCTGTCAGTTCGTTTGAAACCCTGGCAAGTCATCACTCCATATCCCTCGAACGGGGAGCTTACCATGGTTGTCGATCTCCCAACAGCGTTCGCAGACAGGGACGTTCGCTGGTGCTGCTATACCATCGATAACGACCATCGATCGCGTGAAGATCACTCCCGCCGGGTCCGTCTCTTTTGTGATCGGATTACGGCAGACGTGACACTTCATTTGCGTCTCTCCGCGAAGAACGGTTCGAGGAGTGTCGTGTTCAATAAGACATAACGACTTGGATATGCTTTCTGAAGCGCAGCATCAAATTCAAAGAATTCGATGGGAAGAAACGTGAGCACTCCGTTGAGTGCTCCGTTTGTAAACATCGTAACATGCATATGCGTATCGACACTATCGATTCTGATCGTCACAAGACTTGGTATCTTGGGCAGGTTTCTTTGCCACGCCTCTATATCGCCGTACCAAAAGCAACCCGGCTTACACTTGTCACCGTGGCTTGGGCAAGGTTCTTTCATTTCGCCACACCTCGCGCCTTCAATGACTTCTCGTGATAGATGTTGTAGATGACACGCGACATCGCCATAACTTCGGTTATGCCTTGTGCGTTGCTCACACTCATTACTGCTGAGTTAAGGTCGTAAGGTGCGAGGTTTGATAGCTTGTCAGCAAGTGACTTAACGCTATACGCATTCTCCTTCATAAAGTGAATAAGGCCGCGAATGATACGCATGTCAAGTGACGCAGCACGGCCATCCCATGCGGTCCTCAACACCAACAGGATGTGATCGACCATCTTCTCACCGCCCGCATCATACGCTTTTTCAAGTGAGCTAATCGGGCGCAGGACATTATTCTTTTTGTAGTCACTGCCGAAGCCTTCGTACTTATCCATCTCGAACTTATGCTTCGAGAGCAGATCGGCAATGGTTACAGCGGCTTGATCACCAAACGCGATGCGTGCCATGAACTGCTGTGTAGGAGTGATGCGACGACGAAACTTCTGCAATTCATAGAACGCCTTCGCCTCCTCTGCAGCATTCTTCGTCGGGTAGACCATGCATGGGACTTCAATGAAGCCTAACTGTTCACCAGCTTCGCGTCGATGCAGTCCGTCAATGACATAGTAAACGCCTTTTCGTAAGCCAATGATGAGTGGTTGAAAGAGGATAGCGCGGTAGTTGAATACGATGTCTCGTACGCGCCACGGAGAAGTCGGGCGTTGATAGGTGCCGTCAGAATGCAGATCAGCGATCTTCAGCATCATGTACTGACCAAAGTTCGGTGACTGCTTCGACACTGAGCCGTTTGACCGTTCAATCGTCTCTACTGCGCTCTGTAGATGAATACGCGGCGGGCGGGTCATGATTGGCACAGCTTCCGCACAACGCTGACGTAGAACTCTGCGAATGCATCAGGCGGCATACGCAAGAGAACTGAATCGAGATGACGTAACACGATTTCGCTGGGAGGATCAATATGCTGCAGCACCGGCTTCACTGCTCGCGCTATTGCAGGAAGTCTTGACTCTTCTTTCTTCGCGCGATGTGAAGTCGAAGCGAGAATGTACTCGCCTCTTTTGCTTTGCCTGACGATGCGCTGTGATTCTAAGGTGCGTATGTGGTAGCCGACATTTCCACTCGTGGCTTCGGGAAAGAACTCTTCATGAGCAGCCCGTATGGTGAATGCACGATCAGGGTTGTCAGTGAACATCTTCGCGAGATTGTCATGCAGGCCGGGAAACAGTTGTCGCTTCGCTTTAGGAACAATCCGCTGAAGAACACGCTTTTGCGCACGCGGTTTCTTCGCTACTGACTTCTTCACAGACTTCTTCGCTGACCGCTTCTTAGTAGACGGCTTTGCTACCGGCTTCTTCGCTGCCCGTTTCTTCGGTGCCGGTTCTTTAGCTGGCACTTCGACTTCTGTTTCGGTCAAGATCGTAGCCTTTCGTTAGAGAGTGAAAGCTCTCTATTTCAGACTACTAACTCGAACGTCCCTTCTCATAAGCGATTACCGTTGCCGCGACTTCAGCCGGAACGCACCCGGCGCAGGCGTACCCTCCGGCGGCGAGGGCGTACATGGTCGCTTCTACCGCCCTACAGCGTCGGCATGAATACCGGCCTAAGATGGCACGGAGGACGGCGACGAGGCGGGTCCTGGGGCTTTGGAGGCCCTCTGGCGGCTCTGATTCTGTGCGATCGTCCACGCTTGCTCACCGACTCTCTGCAGGAAGGTCGCCATCAGGCTGTAGGAGACGAGGCCCCAGGCCCCCCAGAGTGTCCACGCGAGGATGGCGAAGGCGATCGTCAGGAGCGGAAAGCCAATACGCGGGGGCGGGGCAAGGTTCGGTATGATCACCGGAGGGTCGGCGAAGTCAATTCCAAGCACCCTCGATGATTCGTCAATGGAGCCGATCGATATGCGGCGAACGCCTTCACTATTGGCGATTGAAAGATATGCATGTTTCATTTGCATGAGGATACCATAGGAAGGCTACGATGTTCAGCAGACTTGAAGCAAGAGATATACTTGCCCACATAGACAAAGACGGCGTTGACCCTGATGTGCTCGCTAAGTTAGTTGCTCTATCCGGTTCAAAACAAACATTGGGGGCAGCGACGACGAGTGGGTGGTTAGCGCCGTCAACGCATCTCGATCAACGCGAGGCGGGGGATGGAAGTATTCCACCATTCATCCCCGTCGTCTATTCAAAAGAGCAACTCGCGCGAATCAAAGTGCCGGAGGGTGATGGTTTCCGCCCAGCTACACAGGCTGACGTGGACGCAATCAATCAGATCAAGAAAGAGGCACATGCCCGTGAATGGGATATGCGTCACTCATACAAGGCGAACTTGAATCAACATGATGTCGTCAACGCCGTGTTCGATGCACCCGATCGCGATCGTGGCTTCAGTCCGGTGTTTGAAGAAGTCCTCGTCGGTAAGCGCAATCTCGCCGGTGATGAGTGCGTGAGCATCAACGCCGATGGGATGTGCGTCTTTCGCTGCACCAAAGCTGGGCACGGGTACACGCAGTCTCGTTCGCTACGATCGTGCAGCGCATGCTTCCTCACCGGCACGAGTCACGAACAGAATGTTGATCCTGGTGAACTCGCGGGGAGTGATAGCCGATGGTAGTGTGCAAACACCGATGGGCCGTGGATGACTACTGCAAAGACTGCGATCTGAGCGCGGAAGCGTACGTGTTCGCGAGAGACTTTGTAAAACGCTTTACCGAGTGGATGAACGGTCGATGAAGGTCGCTGTTGTGTTCGTACGCATTCTTGGGTCGGGGATACGGCACATCGCATGTGACCCCGGTACTCTCTGCGGGATTAAACCCGGCACTACATTTCCTGGGCCGTTGTCGTTCACACGCTATTGCGCTTCTAATCTTTTCGATGCTTGCTCATCGAGGCGTAGGCCACGAGAACCGAGCAGCTTCAAAGTCCACAGCTTCCTCTAGCCGGAAGTGTAGCGATGTAATATCTTCAATCCAACGTGAGTTAAGGCATCCGGTCGGTTCCGCCGCGCGCAGTGCGTTTTCGAGTCGCTTCGCTGCGCGTGCAGCCTTTTCCAACCGCGCAACCTTCTGTGCCTGCGTCAACTTGATCATGCGTGCGGTAAGCCTCGCTCCGTGCGTACTGCGACGAGACGTTCGCGCAATGCGGTGAGGCAGTCAGCGCAAAGTCTGTCGCGAATATCGAGGTCGTCTTGTGATACCGATCGTGACCACTCCGCGTAGTGCCGGTGACGTTTACCGCACGCGGTCAGCTTATCGTCATTGGTTCCCAAGCACGTTGTCAGATGCCACTCTGACGCCCGTTTGCGCGACCAATTCGCCCAAGTCGTCCAAGGTACGTTTTGCGTTGTCATTTGTAGCCTTTCGAGGACCGTTCCGGCCCTTCGCTCCTCACAACCCTGATGGTGTCGCAATGGTTGCAAGCGGAAGGACCCCATTTCTGAGGTCCTTTGCCGATCGTCGCCCGCCTGTACTACGCTGCTACTGCAACCGCTGCCGCTTCGTCCTCGGCCTCTTCCGGTTCTTCAGCGGCCCGCCGTCCCGCCGCCGTGGCGAGGAAGTCAGCCGCCTTCGCCGCCGCCGCTGCAGCGGTCAGGATAGCCTTGCTGTCCGACTTCAGCACTTTGATCCAATGGGCGAGATACTCGGGGTGGCGGAGGTGTCCCTCGATACCGAGTTCCGCGACGACGAACGCGGCGGTGAGTTCGGCGACGAGTTCCTCGAACGCGTACGCGTCATCACCGAACCGCTTGCCGAAGGTTCTTGCAAGCCGGTGTGCCGCGCCGGTCCAATGACCGTGCTCGTGGAAGCTCGTTCCGTAGTACGCTGCGGGTGACTCGAACTGCTCGAACTTCGGCAGCGTGATCGAGTCGGCGCTGGGCGTGTAAAACGCTGAGTCGCCGCCGTGGTGAACTTTGCTGCCGATCGCGGCGATGAACGCTTCCGCATCGGCGAGTCGTTCGCCCTGCGTCGGCAATTCGACAACCGGCCGGGCGGGGAGTTTAAGGTTGTCGCACTGCGCGACGTTGAACACCGTGTACGACTTCAGCAGCGGGAACGATGACTTGCCCGACTTCGCCTTCGCATCGTCGCGGGTGAGGATGGTGAAGAAGAAGATCGAGGTCCCCTTCTCGCCCTTGCGCACCGAACCACCAAGATCGATAGCCTGTTTGAACGATAACCATTCGCCGGTCGGATAGCCCGCGCTTGCGGCGGTGATCCAAAGATTCAGAACGTTCGCGCCCCGGTACGCCTTCTTCGTCACAACGTTGAGGGGGAGGTCAGAGAGTCCGTTGGTCGCCCAGGGACGAACCCAGGGAGCAGTTCCCGCTTCAAGCTGTTCGATGATCTTCATCGTAACGACGTGGAACTTGTCGGCGGCTGACGGCCCCTTCGCCTTCGGTTTGAAACCCATGATGTGTAGCCTTTCGAGGGGCAGAGCACCCCTTCGCTCCTTACAACCCTGGCGACACCATCATGGTTGCACGCCGGGACAAGAAAAAGCCCCGGTCGCTGCCGGGGCCTTTCGATGATCAGATGTGCTCACTTTCCAGTGATAGCAGTTCATCGAGAACACGTTTCGGCAGTGCGGCTTTCACTGCTAGGGCAAGGGCACGCATTTGCGCGCCCTCGGCTGACTTACCTTCACCTTTTACGACGTGACGCTGACCGCCGTACTCAGCGGTAACGTCGGCAACCCAAAGAATGCGTTCGTCAGTCGCATCTTTGACGTTGACGCCGATCACGGCAATATCCATTGCGATCGATTGCGCGATGGCGACGAGAGTGATTGCTTTCATTATTTGCGATCTTCCACGAAGTTGAAATACGTGCGCGGGTAGTGGGTGAACTCCATACTGCCCTTCATGCCGTCGCTTCTGCGGCGAACCACGACGAACGGTGCCATGAAGCCGAGAACCTCGAACTCAGCGCGCAGGGCGTCGGTGTCCCAAGTCTTGTCGGCGAACAAAACATCAACAGCGGGGGCGTTAGAAGCGATCATCGCGCGGCGGATTGATTCGGTATCGTCTTGCATGTTGTAGCCTTTTCTTGCTGGAAGTGAGTTATTTGTTGAGCGATCGTGCTGCCATCGGGGATTGATACGTGCAGCCTTTGCACCGCATATACATTGCAATGCCCTTGCCGCCGATCAAGAGCGGGTTGCTGACTTCGACTTCCCACTGCACGAAGATATGACCGTCGCACTCCGGGCATACATCACTTTTAGAGGTAAACTCGCCGAGCTTGCGTGGTTCGCCTGTCACCGTTGCGCCCGTGCCGTCGTCGGGTCGCATGATTACCATCTGGCTCACAATGTTTCTCCCTTGTAAACGCCGACAAGTTGATACCGCCAATTGATGTTCGCGCCGATGTCAGGTAACCGTTGCGGAGGCACATCAACTTCAAGCATCGCGGCGGGGGAGCCAAAGGAAACGAACTGGCGGTGGCCCAGGAGTTGACTGCCGAAGTCCTGGTTCTCATAGACCGCGATACCGTCCCCGCGCGCCAACCATTTGTTGACGACGGCGTAATGTTCGGGGTCGAGTTGCAACTCGTCTTTGCTGAGCATCTTCGTCTTTTTCATTAGCTGCCCGCCATGTACGTTAGATTGATCGATGGCGCATCACGAAACTTGTCGAGTCCTTCGTCAGTGATGTACGCGACACCGAACTCGCTAAAGTGATCCGCGCACGTTGCGCCAACGATCTGCCCCTTCTCATCCATGATCGTCCATTGCGTCTCAGCGAAGCATTCCTTGTTCGCGCACATCCAAACGCCGACACTCACTGCGACGGTGAAGTTATTCCTGCGTGCCATTATGCTGATGCCTTCCCACGTTCTTGCGCTCGCGCCGCGCGAATCATGTTCGACAGCATCACCTTCGCGCCGTTGATCATCGCATTCGCCTGACTGTTCTGTTCGATGCCTCCGGCATGCTGCGCATCGCTGAGCAGCAACATGATGCACATCGGATATTCAACGATGTTGGTCGGCGGGATGGGACGCCCGCAACTGTTGCTGTAGTCCTTCGCGAAGAAGTCCCAGTTGTCGGACGTGTTCGGATTGTTTGTCATTATTGTGTAGCCTTTTTACTAACAGGGTTCGGGTAGCGAAGTGAGTCGCGAAGTGCGGCGAGTTTACGCTCCTGCTCGTCGCAACGAAGGTTTCGTCGGCAGGCACCGGGAGTTTGAACTGGCAGTGCGCGGTCGCCCTTGCAGTAGTCACAACGTTCGATGAAGTTGCCGAACCATCTACCGGATGCAGCGAGTTCGAGGACAAACTGATCACCGCTGACGCCCATCACGTCAGCGGGTTCAAACCCGCCCTTCGCGCGCCAAGCACGGTACGCTAAGAGCAGTTCTTGGGCGGTGTCGAGTTCGTATGCGAGCAACGCCGTGCGCGCATCGAGGAGGCATTGAACCGGGTCCATTAGCTGCGCTCCTCGGTCATCCGGTCAACGAACTCTTGCGTCCCGAACGAACCCGGTTCGAGGTCAGACTGTGCAGGAACCGTATTCCCCCAGTAGTCTTTGTGCCGTTCCGTTCCAACGGTGCAGTAACCGTTCTTGATGAGGTCCATCGCTTCGCGACCGGCGCTGCCTTGGAAGTGCCAGATCGTACCGTCGTTGATCATGGCTTGGATACCGGCAATGTGCTCCTCGAAGGTCTGCTCCTCCGGTTCGACCATCGTGGTGTATGTATCGGTGTTATCCATTGTGTGTAGCCTTTCTGAGTGAGAGGCTTGGCCCCTCACTCCTCACAACCCTGATGGTGTCGTTTCGGTTGCAGCCGCTAGACCGCAACCTTCACTTTCTTCACTTTGACTTTCGTGCCTTTCGGAACGATTGTCACCCGGTTCAGAACCGTTTGCTTCCGACCATTGTACTCGCTGTGCTTTTTCACGGTCGCGAGGACCGTTATCGTGCTGCTGAGCTTGAACTCTTCCGTCTTGTCGCCGGAGGCGAACCACGTCAGTGATTGGCCCTCGGCATCGAGGAAGTTGACGATCGTGGTCATGCCGTAATCACCTTCACGCGCCACACAACCGATCACTTCAACATCTTCGATCACTTGGCGCACGCCGACCGTGCCAACGTGCGCGGTAACGACTGCCTTCCGGCTCTCGGTCGCTTTCCGTTCCGCAACCTTGCCGAGATACCGATTGTAGGACGCTACCGCGCTGATCGCGATGCCGTACTGCTTCGGCTCAACTAAGCCTTGCGAGAGAACGAGCTTGACGTTGTGCGTGTAATCGTTGCTCGCTGCGTCAGCATTCCAGTGCTGCAACGTTGCGAATGCGAGGAGATTATCATCATCGTTCGGAGAATCGATGTGCCACTCTTCACGTTGCTTCGCTGTGTGCGCCTCGAAGAAGTTGTTGATACGATCGGCGGTCGCGAGCGCACGCCCACTCCAATCATTCTTTGCTTCCGTCCGTGACATCCAACCGAACTGCCGTATCGTCGCCGCACTCCACGAGAGGAGTGAGAAGATCGATGTCCGCGCGACGTATCCGCCGCCGCCACCGAAACCATCGCTGTCGCCATCGCTGCCGAAGTCATCGAGTTCCAAAAGGAACGTGAGGGCGGCGGCAATGGAGTGAGGGTCAGCACCACCAAGGAAGTCGGCGATGCACTGTCGGCCCAGTTGTTTCCATTCACCCTGTTCGTTGTAAACGAGGAAGGTCGCCGTCCGTCGCCGATCGAGGCCGCAGTGATCGCAGGTCGGCTTCGAGGTCCGGTACGCTTCTGGCGCTTCCGGCGTCCCCGGCACCTTGCGAATCGAGTTCCCGCCGTCGAGTTGATCGAGGGTCGCGGCGAACGTCCAACCGGCGAACTTCGGCGTTACGCCGTTGACTTCGACCGTGTACCACTGAACGAACATCTCACGACCGAAGTCGTCAACGCCCGCTGCACGGTTCTCCGTGTCCAACACCGTGTAGGTGATGGTTGGAAGGTTCAGCTTCGCGGCGCGCTTGTTGAGCTTGCCGATCTTCTCTTCGAGTTCCCAGAACCTCGGCACTGGGATGGTGTATGTTGCTTGCATGTTTGTAGCCTTTCGAGTTTTTGAATCGTTCGATCAAACTCGAACGCTTTCAATCTGTTTTGTGAGTCATCTTTCAGTTTTCAAGGTTCCGGGAGCGTTACGGCCCCTACGCACCTCATAACCCTGGCGACACCATCATGGTTGCAGTTCCGTAAAAGAATGGTAAACCTGTGACGACCCCTATCGGCATCTCCCCGTAGGAGGGCGGAAAGGGGTGAAATGCCCTCTCAGGCCGTGACTACGACGGTCAATGAAGCTAACGCCGCCTCTGGCGCTGGGCAGCTTTTCCGCCCCTCCGCGCCCCCTGCAGGCCCCAAGCTCGCGCGCCTCGCGCTGAAGCTCATCTCGTCAAGCAGCAGAAGCAAAGCCGAGAAGCACGCTATAAAGGAAGCAGCACGGCGGTTGATCGAGGGCACACCGAATACCGAACGGCTGACGTTCTACCCGTCCCCGACCGTCTCTGACGATGGCGCGCTTGCGTACAATCCGCAGACGCGTACGGCGGAAGTCATTATCATTGAAGTCGGGCGCGGGAATAGTCGCGATAAACACTACTACGGTGCAGACACCATTCGGCAAGCTGCAGCGGATAAAGTGTTCGATGGTTCGCAAGCGTATGCTGATCATCCATCGCTGCAGGAAGATATTGATCGGCCCGAACGCAGCATCCGCGATCTCGTCGGATACTATTTCAATACGCACGTTACCGAAGTGAAACGGAAAGATGGAACGCGTGTACCGGCGCTCGCTGCTTCGTTAAAGATTCAAGATGGCGCTGACTGGGCAATCGGCTTGATTCGGGAAGCCATTGACTACAACAAACGGTACCCCGATAAGACTTACGTTGGCATTTCCATTAACGCCGATGGTGATGTGTCGCCTGCTGTTGTCGATAATGAGCAGGTCAATTACGTTCGTCGCATCACTGAAGCGTTCAGTGCAGACTTTGTGACCAAACCCGCACGCGGCGGTAAGTTCCTCGCACTCGTGGAGAGTTCAAGCGGCTCACATAAACAATCAAAAGGAGAACCAGTGGATAAGAAGATTCTTGAGTCCGCTGCTCGTTTACAGGCGCAAATGGCAAGCGGCGAAATTGATCGAGAGGAAACCGACGCGCTGCTAACAGCACTGTTGAAAGAAGCAGCGGTACCGGCAAGTCTCGGTGAAGCCGAGAAGAAGTTTGTCGAATCCTTGAACGAAGCTGATAAAGCAGAGTTTCAGAAGCTCGATGAAGCTGGCAAACCGCCGTGGCTTGTCGAGCGAATGGCGAAAGCAAAAGAGTCGCACGGTGTTGACACCAGCGATGACGATGCGGATCAAGATGCTTCCGGTGACGATACCGATGAAGATACCGATGATGAAAACAACTCTAGCAGCGATGTTGCTGCCAAGAATGCAAAGGAATCGATGCGCGAAAGCGACCCGAAGATATTCTCGCCGCTGATCTATGCTGCGGCGCTCAAAGAAGCATCGGCGAAAGTAACCGGCGATCTTGCCACATTGCGGAAGCAAGTTGCTGAACTCACTGCCGGTAACGCCGTGCGCGACAGCATATCGCTAGCCGAACGGTTGCTGAAAGAGTCAACGCTTCCAGCTTCCGCCGCGACACGTTTGCTCGAATCGCTCGTTGGCAGGCCGGAAGCGCAGATGCGGCGCGTGATCGAGAACGAGGTCGCGTATGTGCGTGATCTTGGCGTGAGCGTAAAACCAACAGCGGGGGCGGGTGAAAAGACTCTCGCATTGCGTGAAAGCGAGTCGAAGGAGAACGAGTCGTTCCTCTTCGCCGGAATGGGCGGTCGGTAAATGGCAATTCCATTACAATTTCAAACGCTGAACAACTTCGCATTCACACTCCAAGATGGGAAGCTCATCGTCCTTCCCGACTTATCCGGTGCCGTGCCGACATTTCAAGGTCAACTCGTGGTATGGGATGCGACATTAAACGGCGGTAACGGTGGTGTGCGACCCGCTGCTGCGCAAGCCGATCTAGCGAACTTCGTTGGTGTTGCGGAACAAAACTCGCAACTCAACTCACTCGGCGACATCCTGCCAACCGTATGTGTCGGTTTCCAAGGCGTGTATTACTTCAATACCACTGCTGCGGAAGTCTATAAGTTCGGCACGAAAGTGTTCTACAACGAAACGGTTCCGCAAATCGTTCCTACGTTGCCTGCGCAAGTTCAACCCGCTCAGGTCACAAGCAGTACGAATGCCGGTGCCCGTACCGTTGCGGTCGGATTTGTGATTCTGCCGAACGAGAAACTACTCGCCGGTATTTCATCAATCACGGGGGCGGCAGGGCTTCAAGTGCCTGTTGCTGTCGTTGCTAACTGGCCCACAGCCGGACTCGCGTAAAGGAGCGCGTATACACAATGCCACGTTTAACATTGTTGCAGCGCCAACACGCGAATCTCGAAGCGCAGCAGAACCGTCTCGCCGAAAGCATTCGCCGCACGGCGAAGATCGAACCAAAGAATCTCGTCACGCTTATGGAATCCGACGATTTCTCGTTGAAGCGTCTGCGCGAGAACTGCGTGCGCAATGAGTCACGTTTGCGCGAAGCAAACTCGGAGACCGCATTCGGGCAATTGCTGCGTTACGGCGTGCAGCACTTCATGTTCGACGCGTATGCGAGCGTGACCGATTTCGTGTATACCGATCTTGTCAGCACGCGCGCGTCATCGAATCGACAGGAATGGTATGCGCCGCTGTACGGCGTGGAGATTCCGCGCGATGTTCCCTTGGGCGGTAAGTTCGAGGACTCGAAGATCAGCGGTATCGATCGCGAGCTTGTGAACAAGAAGGTCGGGCGCATGTTCAGCGTCGAGCGCGAGTTGATCGATGATGATCAAACCGGGCAGATCGAGCAGCGTGCGAACGGCCTGGGTGAACGCCTCCGGTATAAGGAAGAAGCGGATACCCTCGGGGTCGATGTATTCACACTGACTCCACAAGGGCGGGGGATAACGGGTCAAGCCGGGGTGTCGTACACCGTCGCCAAAGGCAATCGACCGGCGGTATTCAGTGCGCTAACGCAACCGGCGCTGGAAGCGGCCGACATCGCGCTGCACAACATCCTTGACCCGATCGGCAACCGGGTGTTGGTGAAGCCGTCGCTGCTACTGGTTAGCCCAGCAGACAAATTCAACTCAGCGAAGCTGCTTAACAGCGCACTTCAGCCTTCAATCCCCGGTGCGGCGGGACAGACCTACAGCACGGCATCGTCGGGATTGACCGGCTATACCGGCACGGTGAACCCGCTGCAAGGACTCTACACGCTGCGCGTCTCGCGGTTCCTTCCGGCGAATTACTGGTACTTGATGGAACCGAAAACGAGCATCGTGTGGCAAGATCGTGACCCGCTCGAACTCACGATGGAAGCGCGCGATGCAGGCGCTTCGTTCGAGCGTGACGAGTACCGTTGGCGCGTTCGTCGGCGTTACGCGACCGACGTTCTCGAATATATCTATCTTTACTGCGGCAACGGCCAGTAAGGCATTACCATTATGGCGAAAGTCGAAAGTGGAGTTCGTGGCGGAGTCGATCTTCTCGATAAGCACGATCGAGTTATTCCTGATCGTGAACTCGCAGAACTTATCGAACCGCTCAATGAGCGAATCGATGATAGCCTAACGGTGGCACTGCAGGCGGTGTTAAGACGTAATCCCGGCGGTTACGTCTCGAATCGTCAGTATTCGATTACCATTCCTGGTATGCGTGAAAGTGAGATTGTGTTCGATCGATTCTATTACGCAATCGGGCTGCTAGTAGATATGATAGCGTCACCGATGAATGATCCTGATCGATTGGCGAACACCGCTCACATTCGTGAACACGCACAGTATGCAGCATCGATCGGCATGAAGTACCTGCCAATTGTTGGCGCTGCAACACTGGGTGACATCGAGAGCGCTCTACACTAGCTGTGTCCACCACTCTCGCCGCGCTGATTACTTCGTGTCGGACCCTCGCTGCCGATGGTCCGCTTGATAACTTCATGCGCGCTGAGAATCTCAACGATGCAGAGTTCGGCTTCCCTATCGATGGATTAAATCGATCGTTTGTCGTGAAGAACTTCCCGATCGTACCGGGCGGCGTGCAGAAGGTCGTTGTCGATAACGCAACGACAACGGCGTTCGTCGTGATTGAAGCGATCGGTGAAGTAGACGTTGCTGTTGCACCACTCACCAGCATCTTCGTGTCGTATTACTTCTATCTGTTTTCCGACTTCGTTTGGACGGAGTTTGTAACGTCGGCCCTGCAGATATGCAACTTCTCTTCCGCCGTTCCTATAACCGACGTGCCGCAGATCGGCGAAGCGTTTCTTCCGGCAGTGAAGCTGTACGCCGGGGCGTTCTTCGCGCGGCGCGTAGCAGCGCAGACCGGGCTTTGGTACAACCAGCGGTTGCAAGAGCGTGTTGAAGATCGCGACAATATATCGAGCAAATGGCTGAGAGTCGCGGAGTCAAATGAGAAGCAGGCATTGGAGATGCTTAATGCGGCCTATCGCGGTTCTGCGAGTGATCAAGGCCCATCATTCCGCGTCGGCGGTTTCCAACCGCAACCGTATACGCCGAGACGATAGTGGGAATTGTCGCCGGTTCACTGCGCAACGGAGGCTTCACGTCGAAGCCGATCATGGATTTAGCCTATGAATGTCAGATATACCGGAATGCAAGCTCATACACGGGCCTTGGTTCGCTCAAGGTTGCGTACGTTGTGCTGCCGGGAATAACGCCGTGCGATGTCATTCCCATTACCGATGACATTCATGTGCTAGAGGTCGGCGGGCAAGACATTCACACGCACAACATACATCTTCCGGCGGGAACAAATATCCTCATTCGAGATGCAATAAAGATCGTCGGGTCGAGGACGGGATTCGGCCCAGTCGGATTATCATTCTACGTCGATGATGTGTTGCTACCCAGTGAGTCTATATCGTTCATCCGCTTGCGCGTGACCCAGGGCAAAGAACCCGTTGCAGGCGCGGTATGAGCTATCCGCTCGAAGTGTTCCTTACGCAGTCGTTGCAGAGTAACGCAGACTTAGTTGCACTGCTAGGTCAGCGTGCTGACGGTAAGCCATCCGTGTACCCGTATCATCACCGCGACGTTACGAACCCGATGTATCCGCTGGTCACGATCGCACGCTTCGGGTCGAAGATCAACGGCGAGATGTTCTCCGATACGATGTACGCGACGATGATGGATGCACCGCGTATTGCGATCTGTGCCTGGGCGAAGAACGACATCGATGAGGCAGTAGCCGTGATTACCATTATCCGCAATTGGATTCGTGCCCCGACTTTCGCCCCCGGCAATCAGTATTTCGCGGGGTTCAAGTTCACCGAGCGAAGCTATCGTGATGATCTGTTTGACACGACGATAAGCGCTTACCACGTTCACACTGAGTACGATGGATGGGTACAAGAAAGATTCGGAAACCCACAACCGATACCCGCCGCATAAAGCTTCGCGCTGATCAGAATATGCTCAACGGGAAATGGGATGTAATGTTGCATTACTGCGAACCGAAAACTGTTATCGAGATACGCATTCGAGATACAATGAACGGTAAGCATACTGATCAGTATGTTGAAGCAGACCATAGGGGCATTGCAGTCGTTGACATCCCGCAGTTCGGCAAACATCTTGACATAACGTTAAGAGAACTGAACACAAACGCTCTTGAGCTTCAACGGCTGCACGTCATAGCGACGAAGAAACAGAATAGAATTACAATGTCAACACACGACGAGGACGAACTCATCAACAAAGCCGCTGAAGGCGCGCAAACTCAACAATCTAACGCAGTCGCGTTAGGAGGGTAAAGCTATCTTTAATTTCTCCGCAGGTCGCGCAAGGCTTCGTAATCCGGGTGTCAACGGACAAACGCTCGAACTCGGCGTCGTACAATCTGCTGACGTTGAACTCAAAGTCGATCTGAAAGAACTTCGCGGCGCGTATCGCTATCCGATCGCTGTCGCAGACGGTAAGGGCACAGCAAGCGGCAAGGTGTCGTTTGCGCAACTCTGGCCCGAGACGCTCGCACAGATCACCGGCGGTCAACTGTCACCGAATGGTGGTGGGCCGCAGGCACAGGTTGGCGAGTCGCTGACCATCGCAGCGAATATCGCAACGCTGTTAAACGCTGCAACGCTCGTGACGAACTCTGAGATTGTCACGGTGATTGATGCGACTGGAAGCCCGACCTTTTACGCTCGTGGTACGACACCTGCATCATCGTCATTGGCTGGTGTCACGAACGGTGTCTATTCCATCGCGGCTGGTGTGCTAACCTTCGCGGCTGCTGATACCGGCTTGAACATTCAAGTCACGTATCTCTATACCCCGGCCGTTAGCACCAACAACGCACAGATCACGCTTTCGCAAGTTGGCATGAACTCAGCACCGACGTTCGAGTTGACATTGATCGGTACGGGCGCGAAGAACATTTACAACAACTCAAAACAACAGTTCATCGTACAGTTGAACTCTTGCCTCGCGCCGTCGCTGAAGCTTGATTTCAAACTCGATGACTTTACGATGGCTGATCTTGATTACCAAGCATTCACCGATGTGAATGGAACACTCGGCAGAATCTTTATGATCAACGCTAGCGGCTAATACCGAAGCGGTGAAATACGAAAGAGTCAGCGTTTTGTACTCGCTGACTCTTTCGTTTTGTGCGTGCTACCGATTGGGTTTGCTGCGGCTTCCCTATCCCACTATCTTACATTACGAACATCTTCTAATCCGCAGGCGTCCGTCACGACTCGAACGTGAATCTCACAAAGCGTTTACTTTGCGGTCGGTGTGAAGCTCGTGATCCATGCGGAGATGCGTGTCGAGACGAGGCCAAGAACTCCAAGAGCTTCGTTCGTTCCAGCGGCATCGAGATTCGCAACTGCTCCCGCCGACAATGCGCCGACGACAGCTTGGATCACGCCTCGTGAGTTCGCCGGTACGGCGTCATAGAAGGCCGATAGAGCAGCGCTTGTCACGTCAGCAACGATGCCGGGCGTAGCACCCGATATGTGACCGATCACCGAATGCGCGAACACGAGGGCGTCGGATGCGATGACCTGTCCAAGCGATTCAGCGTCGGTAACAACCTTCTTGAGTGCGGGATCGGCGCTAAGGGTTGTCGTGAACGTTGTCATACGCCCACGCTGTCAGTCGGGCGTACGATCGGCGCGTGACCCAGCAGATGATGATAGGTCAGCAGTGAGATGTAGTTCTCGGGCGTGCGCCGATCTTTCGTCGCGAGGTCCGTAAGCTTAGCGATCTCTTCTGCGTCCGTCATGCGGAATTGAATCACAAGGCCGTCCGGTTTCGCGCGGGCTTTACGCGCCTTCTTGGGTTCCGCTGCCGCGACGGTAACAGTTTTCCCGGCGGGTTCTGTTGCAACCGCTGTACCACTATTCGAGCGTGTCGCTGTTGAGTTCATTTCGTTAGCCTTCCAGTTCGAGGTAAGTACGTCGAAGAAGTACGACGATCGTGTTCGTTTCGCAAAGTGAATTCGAAACTCTTGCTGTAATTGTGTCGAGTTCTATCAGAGTTTTCGCTACAACGATCGCGGAACATGATCCGAATACGACCGTGAATGAAGGGACGGCAATGAACGGAACACTCGATCAACAGCGGGCAGCAATGGGAGTCGGTGCTGGCTCACCAAGTAAGAAACCCACCGAGCGCGTCTGGAAGATGTTCACCGACGAGGAGCGTGTCAAGGCGATCAAAGCCGAGCGCGTGACTATTACCATTGGCAGCGGTGCGGAGGCGCGTGAGGTCGTGATCAGACCGCTGAACCCGCGCACGCTGGTGACATCGTACGCTCTGATCCAAGCCATCCTCGTGCCCTTGATCAAAACGTTTGAGCCGGGGCCGGATGGAAGTCGTCGTGATGTGAGCATGCAGTCGATCTTGACATCACTGGGCGACAACATTGACAAGCTTCCCGAACTCATTTACGTCATCTTGAAGCGGGGCAACGAGATTAGCAAAGAGTGGATCGATGACAATCTCGACATCTTGCTCGATCTGCAGCTTATCATTCCCTTGTTCCTCGAACAGAACGGACTCGGGAAGCTGATGGGAAACGACCAACCTCCGGTCGGCCCGACGCTTACACCGGAGGCAAGCGGCGAATCCCAGCAGACGGCGGCGTAACAAGCGGAGTCTATTTCCTCTGCCGCTGGTATGGTTGGACCGAGACGCACGTCTGGGACGAAATGACGTTCATGCAATTCCTCATCGCGATCGAGGAAATGCAAACGCAACAGCGGGCGGAGAATGGAGTCACAGAAATTGTCATTGGCATAATCGGTGAACCGGCGTTTGAAGAGAAGGATGAACAAACCGATCTAACGGCGCTGGGGACGGCGTTCCTCGATGCTGGCCCAGTGACGAACACCAGTATCGATGATCTGCCCGATGATGTACGCAGTATTCTCCTGGCAGAGCAGCATCGCAAAGTCTCCGGTGTGATATTACCAAGCAGCTTCTACTCACGAGATAAGGTTCAAAAGAACGATGGCAAGTGACGCCGAGATTAGCGTAATCGCAAAGCTCGAAGCAAACATCTCGGATTTCATGACCAAGATGGATGATGCTGTTGTCAAGATGCAAGAAACGATGAAGAAAGCATCTGAGGCAGCAAATGAGGGCGGTGAAAAGGTAACCGAGGGGCTGAACAAAGTTGCCAAAGAGTCGCGCAAAGCTGGTGAGGAAAGCGGCAAGAACTTCGGCGAAGGCTTAAAGTTGATGCTCGCAGCGGTTGCGACGACGTTTCTCGATCAGCTTCATGAAGCGTTTGGTGAAGCAAGTGAGATGGCAGAACGGCTAAAGAACGCTGCCGCACAGACTGGTGATTCGCCTGAAGGAGTGCAGAAGCTTGGGTATGCGTTTGCTACAACAGGATTAAGCATTAGCGAAGCTACCAATTCAATCGTCATGTTTCAGCGGCGCATTGCTGACGCCGCTTCATCCGGTACCGGCAAGTCTATCTTTTCGCGTGTTGGTCTTGATCCTGCTCAAATGGCAAAGAATACCGGCGCAGAGAACATCGCACTGATTGCAGAAAAGATGCGTAATCTGAGTAATGCCACAGAGCGTTCGCAGCTTTCAATGGCAGCATTTGGTCTAACCGGCGAGCGAATGATTCCCATTCTTATGAAGGGCGGTGACGGTCTAAAGGAACTCGAAGGCGAAGCTAATGCTGCTGGCGCAGTGCTCAGTGGCCCCGCCGTGGAAGCGCTTGATTCATTGCGCGAGAAATTGAATCAGCTTGGAGCAACGAAGCAAGTTTTCAATGCTTCATTTATTGCACCATTTGCTGATGCGTTCGAGCGTGTCGCAGACAGTATTCAACGTGTGTATGCGGCATTTGTTCATTTAGCTGACGATACGAAGCTTGCAGTTATCTTCGGTACGGTTACGGCAGTGGTTGGCTTAGCTGCAGAGGGGTTTGAAGCATTTCGTCCGATCTTGGGAAGTCTTGTCAGTAAAGAAGTTCTTGATAGCCTTTTGAATTTCTCTGGCTTCATAACACGGATTGTCACGGTTGTTGGTATTCTGGGTGTTGCTTGGGCGACGAACTTTGGCGGTATGCGCGTGTTCGTTGGGCAGGTGATTATCGCAATTGAGGACTTCTTTCAACATGCTATGAGTGCGTTTAATGCGATAGCGCAGAGCGCGCAGTCGATTGTCGGCCCGTCGTTCGAGCGGTTATCGTCGGCAATCAAAGATGTGCTGATTGCAATCGGCGACATGCTAGAAGTCATCAGTTCCAACAATGATGCATGGTCACTTCTGGAAGATGCGGCGAATGTCGTTCTTAAAGTTCTGTCCGTATTGATCGATATAGCGACTCGCATTATCAATGTGTTCAAGAACGGTGTCGGTCCTGCGTTGACCGGCGTAGCGGTAATTCTGTCAGCAGTGTTCTTGCCTGCAGTTCTTGCTGCTGCGACTGCGGTGTTAGAGTTCGTAGCGTACGAAGTCATTATGCGTGTTGCGCTATTCGGTCAAGCAATTCTTGATCTTATTCCGAAGATTCAAGCCATGTGGTTTGCGTGGATTGCAGGTGAGGATATAGCTTTTCCACCGCTGTTAATCTTTCAAGTCATACTAGTTGCAGTTGGTGCCGCAATCCTGGCAATAGGTGCGAATTGGAACACGATCGGGCCGATCGTCTATATGTGGTTATCGCATATCGAAGATTGGGTCGTGAAAGTGAACCTCGTACTTGCTGATTGGTTAGAGTGGTTGGCGAAGCTTCTCAAGGTTGTCCCCTTTATGGGTGGCATGGCTGACGCTATTCAGAAGATTGCGGATAACACCCGCGATGCTGCTGGCGCTGCGGAGGATGCGGCGGTCAAGTATTTCGATCTTGCAAACGCTATGAAAACAGGTGCGGGTCAAGCTGATCTTGGTAATGCGAGCTTCGGTACGTGGAAAGATAAAGAGCCTGAGCCTGGTAAAGACCATATCGCTACAGGTAAGAAAGAGAAAGAAAAAGACACAAACTCAGAGGCGTTGAGGGCGCTCGAAGAAGCTCTTTTCAAGTATCAAGAAGCGATTCGACAGACACAAAACTCACTCTCTGAGTTGAAGCTCAAGCAAGAAGCACTGGGTAAGATCGGTACACCAGCAGAGTTGAATGAGTGGAGTTACCTAGAAGAACGAATCATTGGTAAGCAACACCTGCTTGCGCAACAACAGCGCGATGAAGCGCAACAAGATTTACGGAATGCTGCAGCCGCTAAAAGACTGATTCATCCTGGCGCAAAAGCTGGTACGCCGCAAGCGCGCGACAATGATGCGGATATAGCCGCAGTGTATAAATATCGAACCGCTGCGATGAATGCGTTTCTCGCATCTGACACCAGTCAGCAAAAAGCAAAGACTGATGAAATTGAGATGTACGCGAAGCAGGTCGCGTTCTATAAAACACAGTCGGGTGATAAGGATTTATCATTCAAGGTTCGTGAAGCTGCGCTTGTTAAATCGATCGCGCTGGAAACGCTAAATATCAAGATGACTGATGCCGATCGCGTGCGGCAGCATCGTGAGTTTCTCGCGATACGAGAAGAAGAGCTAAAACAAGCTCTTGACCTACAGAAAGCCAAAGATGATGTGAGTGTTGCGAACATTGAAGCTGTAAAGTCAGTGCGTGATGCGACACCGTTGGATAAAGAAAATCCGAACGCCGCTCACTATCGTGCGATAGTTGATGCTCAAGGTGCCGTTGATGCAGCGCAGGCAAGGTTTAATGATGCGCATGCGGCAGTAACCGCTGCTGATACAATCCGAATGAATGCCGAGAATGCGCAGCGAAACGCGCCTGCTGATCAGCGGCCAAACTACGATGCACTTGTTGCTGAGGCTACGGTCAAGGACAGCGCAGCAATTGTTGCGGGGACGCAGGCTACTGCTGCGCTGACGGTTGCACAGTTAGCTTTGAAGCAGGCGACATTAGCTTTGACTCCGGCGCAGCAGGCTTGGCATGACGGATTGCAGTCGATCATTGCACAAATTGCTGGCCCCTTTATGGCTGCAATCAAGAACATACAGAACGGTATGAATCCCCTTGCGGCACTGTTCTTAGCATTGTTTCAAAAGAGTGCAAGCTTCAATGACATTATGATTATCATGGGGAAGGTTGTTGATCAGGTTGCACGGATATTCGATGCAATGCGCCCGATCATCGATTTCTTGTTGGGTATCCTCGTCGGCTTAGTGAACGTATTCCTTTCGATGTATAACATCATCGTGAAGGTGCTCGATGTTCTCGGCTTGCAGATCAAAACCATTAAGCTTGTCACTGACAATCTTCTCGGCATGAATCAAGCAGTGCCGTTGTTGCAAGTAACGCACGATATTCCGACCATGAATCAACTCAACACCGGGAAGATTGGTGATCTTGTCGCGAAGCAAGATGCGACGAACAGTTTGCTCGCCGGGTTCAATCAGCAGTTTGCGAATCTCGGGCAGATGGCAGGTACACTGCTTGGCATTTATGCGCTCGTCAAGATCATCACAACGTATATGGCACTGAAGGAAGCGGGCGGTATCGGCGGTGCGATCGGTAATGCATTTCCATTCCTGGCGAAGTTCTTCGGCGGCGGCGGTTCACTATCCACGCCGGGCGGCTCATCATCTATCCCAGGGATGGGCAGATCAGATACGACCGATATTCCTGCGAGTACGCCTGCAGCCGCAGTGACAAGCGTAGCGACACCATCAAGTATAGGTGTGAATCTTCCGGCAGCAGGCTCAGGCGGTTCATCCTCTGTCGCGGGCATGGGCACATTCGACACAACCGATATGGCTCTCACGCAGTCCCCGGCTGATTTCCAAGCCGGTATGACGACCGCCGTTCAGAACGTGTCGGCCTTACAGACGACGGCGGCGAACACGGGCGGCATCAACGCGATGAGCACCGGCATGAAGGATAGCCTTGCCGGTATGGCAGGCAACATCGTCGGTGGCTTGGTCAATAAGGCTATGGGCGGCAACGCGACCGATGCAGCCGCCTTGGGGGGCCTCGGCGGGGCCGTTGGCGCGATCTTCGGCGGGCCGCTGGGCAGCGCCATCGGCTCATTCGCGGGCGAGGTGATCGGCGGCATGTTCGGCCCTCACTACAACGACAACAAGAACCCTGACATCACCAACGCGACGATCAACGGTGAACCATACGGTCAGGCGATTGCGAACCTCACCGGCAGTCAGAACATGGTCGCGAACAATCAGACGTACGCCGCACAGTCCGGTGATAGCTTCCTGCAGCAGATTTCATCGTACATCGCGGCGGGCGGTAAGGGTCTGAGTGCAAATCTCCTCAAAGAGTTCACTGGCGCAACCGGCATCGTCAACGGTAAGAACGGTATCCTCGATCTTGCCAACGGCGTGAACCTGCAGTGGCAGCAGCTTGTCAACGATGCGAACACCGCAATGGCTCAGATCGCGAACGGCGGCAATAAGCTCGTGACCGCTACCGCAACACTATTCTCAAACGCAACGCATGTTGACATCACTTCGCTCTACGGAAATGGAACGAGCGTCACGGCGGCGGGCGGCGTGGCAGCAAATCAAAACGTCACGGCGGGGAATCAATCGTTGGGCAACTCTCAATTACAACCAGCTTCGTTTGTGGTGAACATCGCAGCAGTGCATGGGACGGATGCAGGAGCGATCACCAAGGCGTTTCAGCCGGTGTTCGCTGAGTACGCGCGGCAGTCACAGATCATCGCGCGCACACAGGCGAGCGCAGTCGGGCGGGGTGGGCTATGACTACGGTTTACACCCCGCAATTATCATTCGGTAGCGGGGCGCAAAGGTATCTCTTCCCCGTCACGTTCCAAGAGATAAGCCGCACAGTGACACTCGCGTTCGACAAGAAAAAGATACCGTTCAACTACGGGGAGGATGTTGATCGCAACACAGGGGCGAGTGCAAGAGATATAGTCATCAGCGGCCCAGTGGGTTCATTGATCCAAGGCAGTGTCTCACAGCAGACCAACGCCGGTATACAGCTTGCTTCGGCGGCTGATCTTGAAGCTGAGCGTAGACTCCTGGGCGGCTTGCAGCTTCTTGGGCGACAAGCATTGTACGTTGGCCCGAATCAGTACATCTTCGCCTATCTCGAATCGTTCGAGCACAAGTTTTGGCAAGATGCGTACGGTATGCGTTACGCGGATTGGACGTTGAAGTTCTACGCTGATGATCCTCGCTATTATTCCGTTTCACCGACTCTTGTCGGTTCATCTACACCCATCACCGTCAGTACAATTCAAAGTGTTTCAGCTACGACGACAGGAAATGTGCGAGCATATCCAACGTGTACGTTCACTGCGAGCGGTGGTACTTTAAGTCAGCCATATATCGGAATACAGCGATCAGCAGCGAACGGAAGCGGTTTGATTCAAGTTCGTTTTTCGTTGTTGAATGGGGTGAATGCAATGGTAGCCGGTTCAACGCTCGTGATCGAGTGTGATCCACGCCCCAACAAACGCTCAGTGTGCGCAGTATACACGGCACCTGGTAAACAGCCGGTGAATGCATTGATGTATCTGAATGTCGCAAACGCTGACTTCACCAACAGCTATGATCTGTCTGAGTTCTTTCCGTTTATTGAGCCTCCGCAAGTCGAAACCGGATTGACATTGTTTTATGGAGCAATAACGACTGGAAGCTATACGTTCACCGCACAATGGAATGATCGATGGCTGTGAGGTCAAATCCACAACTTCCAGTGCCTCCGGTATTAAGTTGCCTCAACCTTCTGCGATGATTAGGTTTTGATTTGTCAAAGCCGATAAAATAGTAGGAATATAAGGAGTGCAATTTGTCGATACAAATAGTTCAAATGATGCCGTGGATTAACGATGGCTCTTCTGGTTCTAATTCGTTGAATATAACGCTCAATCAAAAGCCAAAAGTTGGTAATACTCTCGTTTGTATTGACTTGGCGTTTGAAGGTACGGATGTTGGCAACATACACTTCTACAATGGCATTACTGGCTGGACTATGCTTGGGCAAGATAGTGGAATAGATACTTGGGCAAATGGACGCTATGGTTTTACGCCGTCGATAGCAATGCGTTATGTATACGACGTAGA